CCCGTAGTTCAGGGAGGATGCCGAACCGGCCGGGGGGCGCGGGGTCGGCATGGCCGGTGCCCAAGGGGGAGGCGGGCAGCGGCTGTCGGACTCTCTGCGCGCCAACTGTGACGCCCGTGTGTCGAGCTTGTCGCAACTTGTATCGGTGAAGGAGAATTCATGATGAGCGGGACGAAGGAGGCCATGCCCCTTGCGACCGTGACGGCGGCGGCGGGCGCGGTGCGCGCATTGCTTCGGCTGGAAGAGGGCAATGAAGCGGCGCTGGTCGAGCGCGTGGCGGGCGTTGCGCTGGGACTGGCCGAATCCTTTTGCGGGCAGATGCTGATTCAGCGGTTGGTCGAGGAACCGATGCCGGGATCGGTAGCGTGGCAGGCGTTGGCGGCGACGCCGGTCGTGACGATCCTGTCCGGCGGGGAAAACGCGATCGACCGGGACGGGCGCGGCTGGGTTCGCATGCAGGAGGCCGCGACGGTGCGCTATCGTGCAGGCCTGGCCGAGGCTTGGGACAGCCTGCCGCCCGAGATCGCACATGGCGTGGCGATCATGGGGGCGCATCTGTTCGACAATCGCGATGCCGCCGCCGTGCCGCCTGCCGCCGTTGCCGCACTCTGGCGGCCCTATCGGCGGATGCGGCTCGACGGGCCGAGGCGGGCATGACCGCGCGTGAGGCACTGCGGGCCGGATTGATGACCGCGCTCCGCCCCGCGCTCGCGCCGCTGGGGGTGGCCCTGTTCGATGTGGTGCCGGTGCGGGCGAGCGTGCCGCAAGCCGTGCTGGGCGAGCCGAGCGACAGTGATTGGGGCGCGGCGGGAATCGAGGGGCGCGAGCTGCGCGTCGCGCTGACCCTGACCGATGAGGGCGAACAGCCCCGACGGCTGCGCGCCTGCGTCCAGGCGGCTGAGGCGATCGGACTGGCAGAGATTCTAGCGGACGGGTGGCGGGTGGCGGGGCTGAGCGTGACCGCGACCCGCATGGCGAAGACGGGCGCGCGCTGGACCGCGAGCGTCGAATGGCTGTAGGGGGTCATGAACTGTCACATCGTGGGGCGGTGGGATTGGCCGGGCCATTCTGGGCTATGCTGGGATGGGAATGGCTGAAAATCGGGCTTTTCGGAGGCTGACCGTCTAAGTGTCACGGGTGTGACAGTTCGAGGCTCTGAAACGGGTTTTAAACGCCAGTTCAGTCCTTGCGCAGGTCGCGATGTGACAGTTCCTGTCCATTAGTTACCCAGGCTCACCTTCTGACTCTGCGGGATAGTGGCGACCGCCACCGCGACCATAGCTGACATCAGGTGGACCCCCTCGGGTGAGGTCTGCGGCCGCATGGCCGTCCCGGCGGGGATGACCACAGTGCTGGCGCTGGTCGTCACGGTGTAAGGCCCCGTTCCCGTCACGGCCAATACTTGCAATGCCGCACCGCCTCCTACCAGAATATCGGCAAGGCGGGGCGCGGTCGCCGTCTGGAAAGAGGTGTAGGCGGTGCTACCGTCCGTGCCCGCCTGCGCAGCGAGTGTGTAAGTCTCCGGGATGGCGGGCCAGGTGCCGGGATAGGCCGCATCAAACCACGCCGCCCGAGTGTCGATATAGCCGGATGTCCGGCCACCGGCACCCGCTTGCTTGAATGCCTCCAGCTGCGATTTATTCCCGTTCCCCCAGCCATTCGTGATCGTGGCCCACTCATTGTATGTGGCCCAGGTCTGGCCTTGGCGGCTCGTGAAAAGGTCTGTCGAGGTGGTCCGGGGAAAAGTCCCGGCGGGTACGACTTTGATGCCAGGATAACGCGTTTTGAAGCGGTCCACCAATATGCCCCAGTTGTTCTGCATGGTCGCAGCCGAAGCGTTGGTGTCGTTCTGGCCAAGCTGGTCGATCGCCACGCTGAAGGGCAGAGCCGATCCGGCGTTAAATCCAGCCGCTTGGTCGACCACCTGCCATCTCAGCAGTGCGTTCGTCGTCAGTTCGCGGACCGACCCGGCACCGGGGCAGCCCATCATCATGAACGGCACGCGCCGATAGGTCTGGTCGTCCACATCCAGCCATCGCCTTAGCCACCCCAAATTGCCCCGCGCGTCGGCCTCGGCAGCAAATTCCTGTCGGGCTTCACCGATCGAGTCCACCATACAGATGGCCACCGGGCGGCCGTCCCAGCCACGCGCAACGGTCAAGTCAGGTCCATAGTATGCGGGCATCGACTGGCCGAAGCCGGTATCCAGCGAGGCCGTCGAGGCGGTCGCGGGCGCGGCGAGCATCGGCGTCAGGCTGGCGGCATCGGTTGCGCCCCACACGCGTTCGCCGCGCGCCGTCTGCACGCGATAGACCGGAATTTGCTTTTCCCCGGCCGCCGTGTGGTAAAGCGTGTAGACCGCGACGCTGGCCTCGGGCGGGACGCTGACAGTCGGCTCGTCGGTCCATGCGCCGACATTGCCGCTGGCGATCGAGACGCCCGCCTGCCCGCCGAAGGTCAGAGGGATCGCCGCCGCACCGTTCACACTGATCCAGACGCCGTCGATCAGCATCGCGTTGCCCGGCAGCACGGTTTCCTGCGGGCTGTTGCTGCCTTCGGTGCAGGCGAAGCCGGAGAAATGAAATCGGGGATTTGTGACGACATGGGTCGGCGACGCCAGCACAATCCGCGTCATCACGTATGGCGTGGCAGAAGCTGCCGTCACCAATGCCCCGGACGGAAAGCGCGACCGGGTCGACCAGAACATGAAGCGGCTGGCATCGACGACGGGCGTCGGCACCCAGGATGGCGGCACGAAGCCCGGCACCTGCCCGCCGCCCAGGCCTTCGCGGAGGATCCACCGCGACATTATGCGGGCACCCGCGACAGGCTGGCGAAACACCCCGTCGTCCCGGACAGGCTAACGCGCACCTCGGCACCCGAGCCAAAGGCGAAGCCCGACCCGGAGGTCGTATCGGCAGTGGTTCTGGTCGTCATCGCCAGCCAGGTGGTGCCGTCCGGCCCCTTCACCTCCAGCTTGACCGAGCCATAGGCCGAGCAGGTCTGGGAAAAGACATAGTCGCCGCCATACAGCTTCACCGACGCGGCGGCGGTGTTGCGATCGGCAAGCTGGAACGCCTCACGCACGCCGCCGACCGGCAGCGGCGTTGCAGGCGTAACGGGCGTCGCCTTCTCGCCGATCGCGCCGAAGGCGATGGCGGTCTGCGGTGTCAGCGCGCCGGGCGCAGCGATGGGCTTGGTCGTCTGGGCGAGAATGGCGCTGGGCGCGACCAGCATGGCGGCGACAAGGACGCCGACGCGACGGGGTGACATGAAAACGGCTCCTTTGCGAAATGCCGGGGTCGAGCATGGCGCGCAGGAGACGGCTTGTCGGGGGGCGCTGGCGCGCCTAAATAGAGACAGCGTCGCGCGTTACACGGTGAAACTGACGGCCGTAGGACCGGAGCAATCCGGGATCGCTTGCGAGGGAATGTCAGACCTCGCCGCGCGACGCACCCCCTACCATATCGGCAGTTCGAGAATGGCGGCCAGCTCCTCCGCCTGCAAAACGCGCAGGGCGATAATCTGGAGCAGGCTGACCTGCGGACGCAGGCGCAGAATGACCGTCCGCTCCCCGACGGTGCGCACCAGCAGCGCGTCGTCGCCATCGCGGAGGACACGGTCCGGCGTTGCGGTGAAAAGAGTCAGGTCCTCGATATTGCCAAGGATCGCGGGCAGGTGATCGCGGGTAACGCGGGCGATGCCCTGCGGAGCGCCCAGGAAGCGCCGCAGATCGTCGGCCAGGGCAAGGGCTGGCGCTTCCCCCATGCGTTCCACGACCGCTGCGAAGCGGTCGGACCGGACAAAAGCTTCGAGCGCGGCTTGTGTCGCGGGCAGATCCGCCTTCGCGGCTTCGACCAAGGCCTGGATCGCAGATCGGCCATCCTTGCGCGTGGCATCCGGTCCCAGCCGGCCAAGAGCTGTCGTCGCGGCAAGTTGCGGTCCGCTGGTCGTCGGCTGGGCCTCGACGATGACGGCCCCGCCAACCCGCAAGCCCTTGTTGATCTCGCGGGCGAGATGCCGCTCTTCGCCGATACGGAAGCTTTGCAGATACATTTCATCGCGCGAGGAGGTGACCTTCACGACCGCGCGCAAATAGCGATCCTCTTGCAGCTTCCACAGGACGATATGCTGATCGCGGTCGCGCATGATGTGATCCGGGGTCGCACCGACAGCAGGTAATTTGCGATAATCGAGGGTCGTCAGGTCGGGATGCCCCTCGCTGCGGTCCGTCTTGCCGAGCTGCTTGGCGTAGCTGTCGCTGGACAGCACGACGACATGATTTTTCGCCCCCAGCGCGGTGCGCGCCTCGTCGCCCAGGACCATGATTGGAAAGACGCCGTTCGGCTCGGCCAGCGTCTCCAGGAAGGCGTCCGACTTCACCAGATCGGTCAGCACCGTGCGCGCCGCCTTGGGATCGATCGGGGCCATCGCCTCCAGCGAGCGGGTCGCCTTTTCGGCTACCGCCTGCATCCCGAAGACGCCGGGATTGTACGCAAAGCCGGGCCCGATGCCGACCGGCACCGCCTCGGGCTTGTCGGCACCTTTGCGCCAGAAAGTACGCAGCCGCCCGCCGACCTGTCCGTCCGCCGTCATCCACCCGATGCGGACCAACTCGTCGTCGGTCGTGACGCGGTAGCCCAGCCGATCCAGATCGGCCTGTGACAGCTGGCGCACCGAACAGCGGCACCCCCAGTCATTGGGCGGATAGAAGATCGCCCAGGCCGGATGATCGACGGGCAGGATGATGCGAAAGGGAAAGGCCGGGTCGTTGCCGCCCCAGCGCCGATGCAGCGGGCGCGTCCGGTCGTCGCCGATCGACACGTACATCAGGTACGGCCGGACATCCTTCATCTCCTGGATGCGCTTCCACCGCCCGGCCGCGCGGCTGATGCGCAGATTGGTGTCGTAGATGGTGCGCAGTCGTCGGCCGCCGATGAAGACGGGATCGGCGGTGCCGGTCAGCGCCTCATTCTCGACCATGCCCCACCACCCGGCCTTCTTCAGCTCGGGGACAAGGCCCGCCTTCCATTGCTCCAGCGTGCCGCCTTCGCGCATCACCGTGTCGAGCGACTGGCGGATGGTGGTTAGCAGGTCGAGGTTCGCGACCTTCGCGACGGTGAAGGCGCGGGCATGGTCGGCCTGCCACATCTCCGTCCAGTGGACGGTCGGGCGGAGCTTATCCCGCGCCTCGAATGCCGCCACCGTGTCGGTGGCGGGCATGTTGATGGTGGCGCGGAGCGTCGGGTCAGGCATTGGCCGCCCGTTTCACGGCATAGAACTGGGCGATGCGATTGCAGGCGATCTCGAAGTATTCCGGGTTAACCTCGCATCCGATGAACTTCCGCCCCGTTTGCAGCGCGGCCAGTCCGGTCGAGCCGGAGCCCATGAACGGGTCGGCGATCACCTCGCCACAAATCTCCAGCATGTCGGCGAGCAGGGCGACCGGCTTGCCCGCGACGTGATGCTTGCGCTCCGAATTGACGGCGCGGCGAAATACGCCGGGCGCGCAGGTGCCCGCATCGGCCATCGGCCCGTTACTTCCCCAAACCAGATATTCAGCTTGGTTGCGGTAGCGCCCGCGCTGGGGACGTGCGCCCTCCGTCTTGTCCCACACGGCCAAACCGCGCCAGACCCAGCCGCCCGCCTGGATCGCGTCGGCCGTCGTCGGAAGCTGCCGCCAGTCGGTGAATGCTCCAAGGATCGCGCCAGGGCGGGCGATTTCCCGCGCGAGGCCTGTCCAGATCGCCGACCAATAGGCGTAGCCGCGCTGGTCGCGGTTATCGCCGCTGAACTCCGGGTAGAGGTGGCGGGACTCATGCCCCTGATATTTGATCGTCGTCCGGCTGGTACGATCGCCACGGAACAGGCCGCCCGAACTGTACGGCGGATCGGTCAAAACGCCGTCCACTGCCGGGAGCTGGGGCAGAACGGACAGGCAATCGCCCAGATAAAGGGTGGCATCGCCGATGGTTTCGACACGGATCAAGAAAGCACCTCGTAAAATTCGATGTCGTGGGGCTGGCGGGTCAGCGACCAGCGGCATCCGGTGCGGCCATCGGCGGGCCAGCCGCCGGGCACGCCGAAGCGATCACCGTTGCGCAGCGTGCCGGTGACACGCTTGCCGATGGCGTCATTCGGGATGCGGCCGGGGTTGCTCTTCACAACAGCCCCTCGGCCTGGGCTTCGCGATACTCGTCGCGAGCATCGGCGAGGCGGTCCTGGAACCAGTGCCAGGCGTAGTCGGGGCCGACATCGTCGGTCGCCAGCGAGTAGAAGCGTAGCGCCAGCGCATCCGACCGCTTGAGTGTCCCCGGCTTCCAATTCCGATCTAGAAAGGCCTTCGCCTTGTCGAGCTGGACCTTCATCTGGTCGAGCTGGTCGTCCCAACGCTGGCGCACGGCGGCGCGAAGGTCCCAGCCGGTCAGCCAGTACCGAACCATGGCGCGCGGGCATTCGGGCGGCGGCCGGTCGCGGCTGGGCGCGACCCAGCCCAGGGGGCGGCGTTCCTCGGACGGATAGGTGTCGTCTAAATCCCTCATGCCGCGCCGGACCCAGGCGGCGGCGATCTCGTCCTGGTCGGGCTTGCGGGCGCGCGGGGGCGGACGACGCTTCACGGCTGCACCGTGTCGAGCATGTCGCGCCCGGCCTGGGACAGGCGCAGGAACGGCATGGACTCGCTGTTCAGCGACCATGTCTTCAGCCCCAGTTGCTCGATCAGCGCAGGCCGGTCGCGCGCGCGTTGCAACAGCGGCGCAATGCTGCGCCAGCGCACCCCGGTGCGCAGTACGTCGGGGACATGGCGGGGCGAGGTCGGATGCACCGCCAGCATGGCGCGCCGCTGGGCCGGGGACAGCGCGGACCAGCGGGCGCGGCGCTTGGCGTCGCACGCCTCGCACGGGCAACGATCCTTGGGCGGAATATGCGGGAGCGTGTCCCGGTCCCAGCGCGGCGCGGCCATGGTCAGCGCCGATCCCGGCACGGCGCGCAGCGGCCCCCGACCAGCCGGGGCGAGTCCCAGCCGCATTCCCGACATTCGCCCGCCACGCCGACCGGCACCGGCCGACGTGCGGCATCGATCAGGCGCGACAGCTCGCGATCGGCGACCATGACGGACAGGTCCATTTCGTCGGACATCAGCGCGCCTCCGCGTCCGTCATCGCCTGCACCTGGGCGGCGAAGGTCGCGCGGGCCAGCCGTTCGGCCAGGCGTTCAGCCGCGTCATCGGCGGCGGCGGCCTCCAGCGTGGCGATGGCGTCCTCGACCGATCCGGCCGAGCGCAGTCGGTTGACCAGCGGCGCGATCATCGCGGCGGCCGACGCGGTCCATCCCTCGTCCACCATCGCCGCGTCCACCGCATCGTCGATGTCGTCGCGATTCGGGTTGGCGGCAGGTTCGGCCAGCCCAATCGCGGTATCGGCGGGGGCATCCTCGACCGGCACGTCGTCATTGGCGGGCGGCGGCGCAGGCTGGGTCGCCTGGGCATCGGCGGACGGCGGCGTGGTGGCGCGGACATAGCCGTCGCCATATCGGTCCTTGAAGCTTTCCTCGGTCCGCACCCAGCCCAGATCGGCCAGCGCCTTGTCCGTCTCGGCCGCCGTCTTGAGGTCGTCTTCCTTCTCGACGATGCGCACGACCATCGGGCTGTCGACATCCGCCCCGAAATTCAGGTCGGTCCACCACCGCGCCGGGCCAGCGTTGAAGGTGTCGGCGAGCAGATCGGCGTCGGCCTTCACCACCTCCAGCTTTACATCGGCATGGACCTGTCCCTGCGCCTTGGACGACCCGTTGTCGGTGGTCATCGTCTGGGAAAGGATGATCTTGGCGATGCAGCCGTCCATGTATCGGCACACGGCGGCGAAGTCCGCGCCCGACTGGGCGAGCGTCAGCAGCTCGACATCCATCCCCGCCGGGATGGCGAAGCCGCTGTCATTGGCGATCGCCTGGATCGCCATCAGCAGCTTGTCGATGTCCTTCTGGGATGACCCGCGCGGGTAAATGCCCTTGGCGGTCGGCACCGAGAATTTGTCGAGGAAGATATTCCAGAAGCGGACGCCGTTCCGCTTGAACTGGACGGGCCAGTACAGCCATTCGGCCAGCCCCTCGCCGTAGACCTGATCGTCGTCGGTGCCGCCTGCGCGCACGACCCAGAATTTGCGGGGCGGCAGGATCTCGCCCTGCGGCGCGGCACGGGTCAGCAGGCGCAGCCGGTCCTCCCGGTCGAACCGGAAGCGGCGGGCGTGCCGGACATGGATGGCCCGGCATTTCGTGCCCGGCACCCAGTCCAAGAGCCCGTCGAGCGAACCCCAGTTCAGCTCGCCGACCGAAATGCCGTAAAAGCTGGCCCACAGCATCTTTTCGGTGACGAGGTCCCAGCCGATCCGCTCCAGCGTCTCGGTCAGCGCCTCGGCCGCCTGGACCGAGCGGGGATCGTCCTCGTCGCCGGGCAGCACGTCCCATTCGCGGCTGACCACCGCGCGGATACGCTGTTCCATGCAGGACTTGACCTGATCGTCCTTGCGGATGCGCTCGTACACGCCCCAGTCGACGACACCCCACAGCTTGCGGTCGAGCGGCTGTTGCAGTTCCTGGACGAACGGCCGCGTGATGTCGCGGCCGTCGCCGGTCGAGGCGATTTCGGTCGCCAGCCCGGCCGGAAGGGCAACGGTCTTGCCGCCGCCCCGCTTGTTCTTTTTCGCCATCACCAATCCCCCGCGCGGCCGAAGTCATCGCGCCGCCGGACCGTGCCGAAGCCGGTTTCCGTGTTCTCGAAATCGCCGCCCATCGACCGGGGCTGGCCAGCGGCATGGGTGTCGACCGGCTGGACATCCTCGTCCGCCGCGCCGACCAGATTCATGACCGCGATCGCATAGTCGCCGTGGCGCTTGCCCTTTGCGCCGTCCTCCTTGCTGGCGACGCGGTCAACGATCTTGGGGACGCCGCGCACCAGCTTCACCTGCCGCAGGTCGTCCTTGATGCCGTCGTCGCGCGGGATCAGGATCGTCCGATCCTCGAACCGCGCCTTCATGCGGGGCATCCGGGCGAGGTAGACGGCCTCGGTCGCCATCACGGCCTCGACCCGGTCGGCCCCGTATTTTTCCTGCATGTCTTCGGCGAGCTGTTGCCCGTTGCCGCGCGCATCCATCTTGCCCGCCGCCCACAACGGCAGCGTGTCGCAGAGCCAGCACAGGATCGCGAACTGCGCCCAGAACGGCACGTTGCGCATCTCCAGCCCCAGCCGGTTGTGCAGGACGCAGGCCGCGTCTTCCTGCCCGGCCGCGATCGTCGACAGGTCGTTGGTGCGCGCGAAATCCTGCCCCCAGAAGCTGGGGCGGTGCGGATCGAAGCGGGCGACATGCGGGGCCAGCTCGCGCTCGATCCATTCGGCCAGCCAGGCCTCGCGCCAGGCGCGAACCTCGGCCCGCAAATTGTCGCCGATCGGCGTGCCTGCCGTGTCGGGCGCGACCAGCAAGCCGCCCGCCGTGTCCCACGCCTTGCCCAGGGTCAGGCGCACGACGTGATGCTCGGTCGACATGCAGGCGTCGATCGTCGCGGCGGGCAAGTAGATGCCGGAGCCCTTCGCGGGGATCACGTCCAGTTCCTCGTCCGCGCCGTCCTGGTAGGTCTTGCGCAGATCGGCCTCCCAGGCGGCCTGGGCTGCCGGGGTCCAGGTCTTGCCGGTCCGCTGGCAGATGCGCTTGAACAGTCCCTCGTCGAGTGCGCGGGTGAGCGTCACGCGCTGGACGATCCCGGCGCGCTTGCCCGCGTTGATTTGCTCGATCAGCTCGGCAAAGGGGTTGTCCGCGCCGTCATGCGTGGAGATGACGACCACCCGGCCGCCCCACATCAACAGCGCCAGCGCCGCCTTCAGCACGCCCCAGAAGTCATCGTGGAAGGCCGCTTCGTCGATGATGACGATGCCCTGCATACCGCGCAGGCTGCGCGGCTTGGACGACAGGGCGACGATGGACTTGCCGGACGGGAAGTCGACCCGAAGCGACAGGATGCCGCGCTCCGATCCGTCGTCGAACAGGAACTCGTCGGGCTGGGTCGCGGCCTGGTTGAACGCCTTCGCGAAATCGGCGCAATAGCCGATGAATTCGCGCGTCATGTCCTTGTTGTACGCCAGGTAATAGACGTTCTGGGGCCGCTCGGCCGGGGACGCGGTCAGCACAGCGTCGGCGGCGAAGCCATAGGTCAGACCGGTACGCCGCGACTTTTCCGACACGAACAGCGGATGTGCGCGGCTCAGCTCGATCGCCTCGACCTGATAGGGCAGCAGGACAGAGGTCGTCACGCCGCGAACCCGAGAATGCTGGTCCGGATCGCGGCCAGCGTCGCCTCGCTGGCGCCCGCCGCCCGGCCCGCCTCGGTCGCGTCGGCCGCCGCGCGTTCGCGGGTGCGGCGCGCCTCTTCCTCGCGAATTTTTGCCTCGCGCTCGATGTCGATCTTGGACGAGCTGGTCACGTCCTTGACCGCCTTGGCCAGCCGCGACAGCCCCAGCGTGTCGATGCCGCCGCCTTCCTCGTCGTCACCGCCCGCATCGTCGGCGGCGCTGGCGATCGGGATGATGGCGCGCGTCATGACGCTGGTCATGAGCTGGTTCATCATGCGGACCTGATTGTCGCCGGACGATCCGAACTCATTGCCGAACGCCGCCGCGATGCTCTGCACCCGCCGCTGTTGCGTCGCCAGCTCGGCAAAGCCCTTGGCATAGCGGCCCACGGCCGAGCGCGACCGCTCGGTCCCCAGGTCGCGCAGCAGGCCGCAAATGTCGTCGATCGTCTCGCCGCGCCCGATCGCGTCATGGACGGCGTCCAGGACCTGGGGCGGCAGGCTTTTCAGGGACGAACGCCCGGCCATCAGCGCGCCGTCCCGACTTTGCGGCGGGCCGCGTGGCGGTGGACGCCGTCGTAAAAGAAATGGCCGTTCGCCACGTCCTCGCCATCGGGCAGGATTTGCGCGAGCAGGAACGGCTCGACCTCTTCGACCGAAATCAGACCGGTGGCGGCCAGCCAGCGCAATTGATCGACGACCGTCCGGCGCGCGACCGGGTGGCCACGCTGTTTCAGCAAGAGGGTCAGCGTGTCATCGGATTGCTCGCCACCGATCTCGGCCATGAAGTCCAGGATGGCGCGGCGGACGACCGCGTTCAGGGCGTCGCTCACCGCCTGACCCCTTCGGTCAGGAGCGCGCGCAGATACTCGTTTTGCGTTCCGAGCTGATCGCCGACACCCTCGACGCCGCGCTCGACCTTACCCAGACGCTCGGATACCTGTGAAAGCTTGTCGTTCAGCGTGTTGCGCGTGGGCGGCGCTTCGCATTCCTTTTCCAGGAGGGTAATGCGGGTCTGGTGGCCCGCCAGTTCCTTGTCCTGGACTGCGTTCTGCCGCGCGACCTCGGCCGCCAGCGCAGCCAGCTCGGTCTTGAGCGCGAATTGATTGCGCAGCCAGAAAAGGCCGGTCGCAATCAGCAAAGGCGTCAGAGTCGACGCGATGGGCCAGATGACCCGAACATATTCCATCCACATTGCGTGTCGGGTCCCCGTTGAATTGGGACCGGCGTGACACGCGCGCTGGATTTAGTCGGGATGCACTGGCGCAGGCGGCTCCGGCGAAGCGTCCGGAAACATTTCCAATTGTCGGGTGTCGACCCGGCGCTGCGGCACGAAGACGGGAGCGTCATCGGCTTCATTCGTCTGATTTGCAAGATGCGCGACATAGCGGCGATTGCTGCCGATCATCCGCGCCGCGTCGTTCTTGTTCAGCTTGCCCGCACGCACGGCGGCGATGACCGGCGCGCGGCGTGCCCGCGCCAGGGCCTCGCGCCCGGTCGGGATTTCCAGCTTTTCGCGGCCATAGACACGCGCCAGCGTCGCCACCGTCTCGGACGGCAGCACGTCGATAAAGGGCGACCGCTCCGGCGCGATCGGCACGTACACGTCCTGCCCGCCGAAGCGGTCGACCAGCATCAGGACGTGCTTCGGGCGGATATGCGCGGCCATTTCCAGCATGAAGGGCGACCAGCCCCGGCCCGGCTTCACATCGTCCGGGATGGGCAGGTCGGCGAGGCGCGGCAGGTCGTCAGCCATGATCGGTCCCCTCGCGCAGCATCCGGCCCAGATGCCGGATCGCCTCGTCGGTCTGGCGGTCGGTCCAGCGCCGGGGCGGCAGGCCCAGCGCCTGGATCAGGAAGGCGTCGGCGGTTCGGCCGGTGACGCGGTTGCCGACCAGCAGCTTTGCCCAGATCGCGTCGACCACGGCGCGGCGATCGGCCTGGGCGCAGGGCGGCACGCTCCATTCCACGCCCTCGCGCGCGGCCCAGGCCTTCAGCGCCTCGATCACGGCAACCGCCGATTTGTGGTCGAGGAAACGCACGGCATCCATGCCCGTCTGGCGCTTCACCCAGCTATTCAGCGCGGCTTCCTCCGGCCGGTCGACCGCGCGCAGCCAGTAGAGCGACCACCAGAGCGCCCAAATCTTGCCGACATGCGCGCGGGTCGATCCGACCGGCCGATTGCGGGTGGCGGGGCCGCTGCCCCGGATCGCGACCAGCACTTTGTCCATGTCGGCCAGGGTCATGCCGGTCAGCGACGGCTTGCCGGTGACGCGGAGCTGCACCGCGCGGCGGTCTTCCTCGTCCAGGCCAGCGTCGCGGGCGGCGGCGAAGATCGCCCGGCGGCGGGCGTTCAGCGGATGGGCGGCGGTCATCCGTGCACCTGCGCGGCCTGGGGCGTCGCCAGATCGAGCGCGGTCCCGCACCCGCCGCACTGGGCAGAGCGCCGCCCGACCAGCCAGGACGCGCCGAAGCAGGTCGGGCAGATGGTGCCGGGGCCGCGATAGAGCATCACCCCGGCCCGCGCCGACCGGACCACGTCCTCCGACAGGACGATCGGCAGGACCAGCAGGGCGGCGCGGTCGCGGTGTCGGGTGGTGCCGCCCCAGAACGCCTCGCCGGTCGCGATGCAATAGGCATCGGGCCAGCGGCTGGTCGCAAATCGTGGGTCGACAGGCGAGCAATGGCAAGGCGACGATGCCTGGACCATCGCCCGGTACTCGGTCTTGAAGCCCAGTATCCCGTCGAACAGGAAAGGCCCGGGTGGGCAGTCGGCCAGCGTGACGCGGCCCAGCGGGTCAGTCATCGGTCTTGCCTCCAAAGGCGCGCAGCCGGTCGGTCAGCGCACGGAAATCGGTGTGCAGCGCGCGCCGGGCCTCGGCCCTGCGCAGGGCGGTGTGGATGGCGGGATGCCCGCGCTGCATCACGCGGCCGATCGCGGGCAGCGAGGCGTCGGTGGCCTCGCGCATCGCCAGGATGGTCGCCTGCCGGGCGATGACCAGCGGCTTTTCCCGACACTGGCGCAGCAGCGCCTCGACCGGGAAGCCGGTGGCGATCGCGGCGGCGGCGAGGATTTCGCCAAGCTGGCGGTCCAGGGCGGCGGTCATTGCACCGTGCCCCAGGCTGCGCCATCGCCACCGGCCGCCATCGCATCCGCGACCATGCCGAGCAGCCGGTCCAGGCCCGCGACCGACAGCGAGGCGACCAGCATCGTCCCGTCGCTGTGCCGGAGCGACAGCGACACGATCGCATCGTCGCCGACCCCGTCATAGCCGACCGCGATCGCGCCGACCTGACCGGCATGGGGCGCGGCGCGCTCCTGGGCGATGGCGGCGGTGAAGCCGCGCATCGCCACCATGCGCAAGGGGCTATCCATGGGGTTTGATCCCGGCGGCGGCGCGCCGCCCGATGGCCTCGAACACCATCTGCATCGCGACGCGGATGTCCTCGATATCGTCGAGGGTCAGCGCGCTGATCGGCAGGTTGCGGAATGCGTGCGAGGCGAAGACCTCCACGTCATTCGTCGTGACGGCCGGGGACTTCGTGCTTTTGAGTATCGTGTCAGCCACGGGCGGCACTCCCCGCCTTGAGGGCAGGCTCGGCGCGCAGCTCGTGGAGCTGGCGCAACAGATCGGACAGGGCATAGCCGTCCTTGGCCGACAGGTGGACGACGACGGTCGTCGCCTTCGCCTTGCCGGTCAGGGTACGGAAGCTGTCCACCCGGACATGCTCGCGGTCCCAATGAACAGACCGAAAATAATCCTCATCGAAGCGGGTCATGATGCCTGCCCCTCCACCATGCGGGCGACTTCGCCGGTCAGGCGGTGGCGCTGGTGTGCGGCCAGCCGCCCCAGGTCGATCGCCTGTTTCTCGATCCCGTCGAACAGGTCGCGCAGGACCAGCCCGGCGACGGTCTGGGACGTGTCGGCCTGTCGGGCATCGTCGGCCATCGCCGTCAGGTTGCGGCGCATGATTTCCAGGTCGGCACGGCCGAGCTGGCGGTTCGCGGCGATCGCGGCGGACACGTCCGACACGAGGTTTTGCAGATCGGTTGCAAGGGACATTCAATCCTCCTGTTCGTGGGGGCGGTCGGTGTTGTTCGGGCAGGTCGGGCACGATCCGGCGAACTGGGCGTGCAGCCAGTTGACGGACTTCGTGCGGCGGCGATTTCGGATGCAGGTCTTCAGCGGCATCTGGCCGTAAAGCGGACAGACGACCTCTTCCTCGGTCAGCGTGGCGCGGACCAGTTGCTCGGCCTCGGGGTAGGACCCGGCATAGCTCCGGTTGATGAGACGGCTGACATAGCCGCCCGATTTGTCGAGCTGGCTGGCGACCGCGCGCTGGTTGGTTCGGTCGCAGGCATCCGCCAGCACCAAGACCCAGGCAGGTGCATCGGCGCCCCAGGCGGACAATGCCTTGTCGCGGTTGGAGTGGTTAACAAACATGGTTAACCTACCCCCCCGTCCGCATTAACTTCCTGGTCTTTTCTCCGAAGCGAGACGGCACCGGGCGAAATGTCGATGCGGCGACCATTGTTGTTGTCGACCAGGACCAGCTTGCCCTCGGGGCGGCTGGTCATCGGGCATTTCGGTCCCGTGTTGCGGGCCAGGCGATAGACGCTGACACGGCCGGTCTGGCGGAACCCGCGCTCGACCATCTGCACGTATCGGGCGCGCTGAAGCTGATCGATATAGGTCGCCACGGCGCGCTCCGTTGCATTGGCCGTCATGCGCAGGGTCGGCGCGTCGAACGTCTTCAAGACGCGCATCGCCGCCCAAATGCGCTGCCGGGCGCTACGCTCGCGAATGTTCGTCTTGGCCGTGTCGCTACGACCATCGGGCGGCAGATGGTCGGCCCCGTCGACGATACGGAAGCGCAGCGGCTTGCCGGGCTGGCGCACGACCGCGCCGCGATCCTGCCACCGCTTCAACGCGGTATGGACCGTGTCATAGGTGCCGGGACATTCCGCCAGAAGGTCCGCGATGCTCCGGGGCGCGGTGGCGGAGCGGAGCGCCGCCCAGAGAGGACGCGAGACCGTCGCCCTGACGCGGGGCGAGCCCTTGGTGGTCAGCGCCATCATGCCGCCCTCCGGATCGGAATGTCGCCGGTCGAGAATGGACGCGGTCCCCAGGTCGCACGGTCGATGGCCGTCAGGCCGTTCGACATGGCCTGCGACTGCACCTCCTGAAGATTGGTCACGATGCGGCGCGTGATGCCCTTGGTCGCGCGGACGATCGCGTCGACCAGATCGTCCGCGACCGTGACGCGCGGGCAGTAATAGTCGCGCAGCAGGCAGGCATCGGCGAGGCTGGACGGCTGGGCGGGCGTGGCGACGAGGATGCGATTGTCGAACCGCTCCCAGTCCTTCAGCTTGGCGGGAAGCGCTTCCTCGCCGATCAGCATCACCGGCACGCCGCCATGATCGTGAATGTCGCGAATGATCTCGACGTTCTTGCGGTGAACGACATAGTCCGTCTCGTCGACGATCACCGGCTGGGGCGCGACCTGGAGCTGTTCGATCACCTGGTCCAGCAGCTCGTCGGCGGTGCGGCCCATGCGCGTGATGCCCAGGTCCATGGCGATCGCGCGCAGCATGGACTTTTGCGTCCAGGTCGAACGGGCGACCACATAGGCCGCGTTGAACCGCGCCGCGATCGTCGCGGCGGCGACCGATTTGCCGTAGCCGGAGGGGCCGTACAGCAGGCCGATGCGCGGGCTCCCCTGGGGTGCTTCCTGACAGCGCATCATGGTGGCCAGGCCCAGGCGCATGTTGGTGAGCTGCGCAGGCTCGTGGATATGGGTCAAAGCGAACTCTCCTTGAGCGAAGGGGTGACGGCGGGCGGGCTGCGCCGCGCCGTGAAATCGGCGGTCAGCAATTTGTGAGCGCGATATTCGTGGGACTGGGTGAAGACGTGGGCGCGGGACAGCGCGTCCGGCTCGACCGGCCGACCGGCGGCATGGTCCGCCAGGGTGCGGTCCGCCTCGGCCATGCGATCCTCGAACGTCCGGGGTGCGCTGACGACCGTGCGGGGGTAGCGCGCCTCCGCCGCCTCGATCGCGCTGGCGCTGGGCAGCACGTCGGGCGCGTCGGCAATGCTGGCGATGGCGGGCGTCTGATGCTCCACCGTGCGGACCGGCAGCGTGACCAGCTTGCCCGCTTCCTCCGCATCGCGGCGCAGGACGGCGTTGCGGGCATCCTCGAACGAGAAGCGGCGCTGCTTCTCGCGCAGCTCGGCCCGGTGCGTCTTCATCAGCGCGGCTTGCTGGCGGCGTGCCTCGACCGCGAAGTCGCGGTCCGATAGGCCGGAGCGCTCGGCATTGACCGCTGTCCCGATGTAGCGCTGGTCCTCGTCGAAGACGTAGAGCGCCCCCAGATCGTCCTCGTCGCGGCGCAGGATAACCGTGCAGCCGACATGCGCCGCCAACGGCGGGGTCCAGTAGCGTCCCTTTTTCCAGGTAATGCCGCGCTTCGTGACCTGGGCCGGGCCGATCAGCGCCGACAGCAGAAGCTTGAGCGTGCCTTCGTCCGGGGCACCGCGCGCGGGGCGCGGGGAATTGGTCCAGCGCGACATGGGCGATGCGCCCAGGCTGGAATGGTCGCGGACATGGTACACACCATCGAGCCAGTTGGTGACGATCGCCTGAAGCTCGTCGGCCGATAGCTCGGGCACGATGACCGGGCGCTTCGTCTCCTTGCGAGCAACGGCGCGCAGCCGCGACGCTTCGGCGACATTATGGCCGATATAGCCGCCCAGCAGCTCGGCCCGCTCGCGGGTGAAGGTGCCAAACATCCGCTCGACGAACGGCTTTTTATCACCGCTGGCGGGCGGCACCGGATCATGGACGATGCCCAGCAGCGCGCAGGCGGTGCGCACCGTGGCGTTGATATAGCCCGATCCCTGGTCGGTGCGCAGCACCTCGGGCATCACGCCCCAGGCGGTCATGGCGGCAACCAGCGTCCGGCGGACTGACTGGGCGGACTCGCTGTCGACGACGAGGTAAAAGGTCTGGCGCGACCAGACATCGACGATGCCCAGGATCGACTTGCGCCCCTCCTTGGTCATCACGTCGGCCTTGGTGGTGTCGATCTCCCAAATCTGATGGGAGTAGGACACGCCCGCATCGGCGCGGCCTAGCGCGACACGGTATTTGGACTTGTACAGGTCCGGGTCGCGGAAGCTGGCGAGCAGCGCCGGTTTGGATGCCTCCAGCCGGGCGATGAAGCGGCGGACGGTGCGGATCGACGGCAGCGGTGCGAAGCGGCTGTGCATCAGCTCCAGGATCGCGGTCGCCGACAGGTCGCGCTCGGCCAGCCAGGCCTCGACGGCATCGGCCGCGTCGGGATTGCGGGTGAAGAAATCGGAGCCCTTCGGCCGACCGCGCTGCCCGCCGACCGGCTGGGCCGCGGTGCGATCCGCATAATCCCGGCGCGCCGCCTCGGGCAAGTCGGCGACGGCGAACAGCCGCCCGCCGCCTTGTCCTTGGCGCGTGATCCAGCGCCACTCGCCCCGGCTCGCACGATTGGCGACGGCCGTGCGGTTGGTCGGCAGGCCCTCCAGCTCCAGCGAAGCGATCTCCAATGCCGACAGATAATCACGGCCGAGCAGCGTCATGCGCGGGTCTCCGGCTGGGACACGCGGCGCGGCTTGCGAAAGCGGTCTTCTGTCCGGTAGTTATCGACAGATTGGGGGTGGTCGTGCGTCTCGTCGCACGCGAAGCGGATGGGCCGAATGACCACAGGAATTGCACAGGGTTGTGCGGCTGCCGAACTGGTCGACGCAGCAGCATGGGCCAAGCCAGTAATCGACAGCACGGGGGTCATTGTGCGGCACCGCAATCGGTGGTCGCCGACGCATTCCCCGACTTTTCGGTTGCCGAGCGGACAGGAGGATTGATCGTGGCCAGAATCGCCCGCTCGATGCGCGCACTCGAGCTACCGCGCAGAACGTCGCTAACCGACTTTTCGGGGAAGTTGTGGGCGCGCTCGAAGGCGGCCAGACTGCCGAATTTTCGGCAGATTTCTGCCTTTATCCCGTGTTTGTCCGTCAATGTGAGCGCCACATGAATTCCCCGAAAGTTCGTTCCGAAGATTCGGGTAATCCGAGAACTCGGGGGCGTCAACCGCTTCCAACCGAAAATTCGGTTGGGCAGCGCATTTTGTCGGCCCTGGGGGATCGTTCACGCAAATGGCTGGCCCAGGAATCGGGCCTCCCCGAGAGTACGGTCGGCGACGCCATCCTGCGCGGACCGGCCCGCACCGAAGTCGCGATCAAGCTCGCCGATGCGCTGGGGGTCAGCCTGGATGCCATGCTGGGCCGAGTCGTCGAGGAGGACGCCGCGCCGGTCGCTGGCAAGCGTGAGGCGTCGGCCGTGGATTCAGCCGCGATTGTCTCGGTCCCGGTGCATGACGTGCAGGTCGCGGCCGGGGCGGGCAGGCTCGCCGATCGCCTGCCGCCGCCAATCTATTACTGGTCGTTCTCGCGCGACTGGATGGAGGCGAACCTGCGGGGCGTCGGCCAGCTCGTCATGGTGGAGGTGTCAGGCTCCAGCCAGGAACCGGAGCTGTCGGAAGGCGACCTAGTTGCGGTCGACCTGGACCAGTCGCGGCTGCGCGAAGGGCTGTTCGTCGTGCGCCTGGATGACCTGCTGGTCATCAAGCACATCCAGGTCGACGGCCGGACCGTTCGCCTGATGAGCCGGAACCCGATGTACGATCCGGTCGAAATCGACCTGCACGAACCGGGGATCGAGGAGCGGTTCGAGGTGGTCGGGCGCGCGGTGTGGGCCAGCAAGATGTTGTAATCTATTTTTTGCTGTTGATTGAACATCGTTATGAACCGGCGGGGGCGGGCGGCAATGGTTGAGGTTATTTCGCGAGACGAGTTTGGCGGCCCAGTACATCTCGATCACATTTCTCAGGCCGTACTTTGGTGTCAGCGCGAACGGGAGGATTGGGAGGCGGCATTCACGCTTCTTGATGAAAATGGCGTTGGCGTTCACAAAGAGTCGATTCCTTGTGTCGATAGTGTAACGCAGTCCTGGTTGCAGTTAGAAAAGATTTTTTCGAAAAGCGTCGATGATAATAGGATAATTGACTTAACCAACGCTGACTGGGGAAACGAGCAGACTATAGTCATGGTTAGGTCTACCGCTGGACAGGCGTTCAGATGGATATACCACAATATTAATATATCTGCACTTGAAGCCGCATTTGCAATTGCTGGAATTGGGAGCTCCAAGATCGACTGGACGAATACATCGTGTACGGCCGGTGCATTTCATTACTCCAGAATCGCCCTTGGATCGCACGGATCTGTTATCCAGGAACAAATTCGCACATCTAACGAAAATTGGTCAGATGTTAATCAAAAATACAACAAGCTCTCCCTTCTGATTGGCAAAAGTTTGTCGGATGTCGAACGGAACTTTAATATAACTATTCAAAAGATAGAAGAATATTCGTCTGATATTAATAGTTCGCGAATTGTAGTTTTGGATGAGTTTTCCGATATAAGAAAGGACCTTCACTCACTAGCTGATGATTTGGTTTTGAAATCAAACTCATACCATGAGAATGTCCGGGAAACAAAAGTAACGGCTCTTGAGGAGATGGAGAAATCTAGAAAGGCTTTTCGTGATGAGGTTATATTGCAGCCTGCGGCGCAACTTTGGCATGATAGAGCTATAAAGCACGAAAGGTCGGCAAACAAATTTGGGTTGGCTGCAATCGGAACGGGTGTTGCTGGTATTGCCGGAACACCCTTAATAGCATTTTCGATCAACAAGCTGGCTCGATACTTTGTTACTATCCCAAGCGATGTAAATATAACAGCAGATCAGAAATTAGAATTTGCTAATACGATTTTGCATACTCAGCTTATTGTTGCGGCGTCGGTGACGTTACTTTGGGTGACAATGTCTCTTTGGGTGACCAGAGTTCTGGTTCGAAATTACGTTCAGCAACGTCGATTGGCTGTGGATGCGGCAGGAAGAGAGGCGATGACTCAAACCTATATAGGCTTGATGCTGGAAGGCGGCGTCAAGGACAATGAGCGCCCTATAGTCCTAAGTAATCTTTTTCTTCCAGTTTCTGACGGTACAACTGATGATGGCCCGCCGGTTATCTCTATGCCATCTCTTTTGGCTACGATGGCTGCCGGTAAGCAAGCATGAAACCGGCTGTTTTCATTGTTATTTTAACCTCTTTTCCGCTCAACTCAAACGCATCACAGAGTGATTATTCGGCCGTAACTAAGGGGCCGGATTTCATGGCTTGTGAATTACACATTAAACGACATGTGCCGGAGGGGGGCATTTATAAACTCCTTAGTGTAGCGAGAGAGGATAGCGGTCCGCTGTCGCCTGCTGCCTTTAAGGAACAGGCCGGGGTATCTGCGTCGGTGCATGGCTTGGGCGAGGCTGAGGCGTTGCGCAACCTCGCCGACGAACTGGCGGCTAAGGCCGGTCGCCTGTCCCTTCGGCGCATGGTGTTGACCTATCGGCTCGGCAACGAAGCACAGCCACGGAAACAGGTCTGCGCGTTTCGGCTGGAGGGGGGCAAGTTGCAGAGCGCCGAAACGCTGAATGCCAACGCCACGTCCCGGACGGGCGAAGCGATCGACTTCCTCGCCGATCGCGGCAAATGGGCGCGCCAGTCCAAGCCGAAGCATTCATGCTGCCTCTGATCGCCGCCATCGCGGCTCAGGCGCTGACCTGCACGCCGATCGCCGTTGATGGCGACACCCTGCGCTGCGGCCGAGAGCGGATACGCCTGCTGGCCATCGATGCGCCCGAGATGCCGGGCCATTGTCGGCCAGGGCGGCGATGCGTGCGGGGTGACCCGGTCGCGTCGAAGGCGTCTCTTGCATCGGCGTTGCAGCCGCCGTTTCGGATCGTGCGCGTCGGCCTCGACCGTTACGGCCGAACGCTTGCGACCGTGGCTGGGCGGCGGGGCGACCTGTCTTGCTGGCAGCTGCGGGCGGGGCAGGCACGATATCGGGCGGATTGGGATAATCGGCGTCTGGTCGGCAAGCGATGTCGATAAGGGCCGAGCGCGTCATCATCGCGATCGAGATCGCGGCCTTGGCGCTCATTGTAGGCGTCCGAGTCGTGCTGCCCGTGCTTTCCTGGGTCCGCGAGCTTCTGGCGTAGCAGGACGCCAGAGCGCTTTGGTTGAGAATTTGCGGCCCATCCCCGGCTAAATAGCCCCGACCCCATCCAGTGACCGTGTGCGCGGCGTACACGGCCTGTTCCATTCCGGTCGCTCGATGCCGTCTGGACAAACCAACATCGATTGATCCATGTTCACGTTCTGTTCTTATGGGAGTCAGAACATTGAAGCAGGATTTTGGGGCGTGGCTGGTCGCGCAGTCTGAACGCGACGACTGGGTGGGGCTTTTCGCGTTTTACGTGCGCCGGGACGGGGCATTCCCACGGACCGCCGATCCCGAAGGCGTGCGGACTTACCTGACCGCCACCGGCGCGGGTGCCGATGCGATCGACATGCTGGATACCGCCGTGCGGGAATGGGGCTGCGCGTGATGCTTCGGACTGTCTTGAGGGAGGCGGTCCCCGATCCTCTGGCCTTCCCGACCGACACGCATCCGCGCTGGCGGCTGCGCGTCTTCGATACATGCTGGCCGTGGCGCGCAACCAAAAGCGAGGCGCTGCGCGATGCGGTCCTCAGCCGGAATGCCCGGCGCTGTCCGGACGACAATACGACCTATCTCGATGCGGCGGCTGCGATCCAGCGCGACCCGCCCTTTGCCAGCGACCGTTTGCGAATGCGGATGATTCGGGCGGAGCGTCTGGCGGCGGAGTGAAATGGTCCGGCCGTCGTCCGTGGCGCGACCTGATCGCGCCACGGACCGTCGATCAGCGGAGCTTTGCCTTGCCTGATTGCGGGATCGCCCCGACGATCGCGGTCACCGCGACCGCATAGGGGTGGACGCCTTCCGGGCTCGGCTGGCTGGACAGGACCGGCCAAGTGCCGGGCGCGGTGTCGTCATACCAGAAGGGGCGGGTGTCGATGTAGCCTGCGATGCGGCCCTCAGCGCCGGATTCCTTGTACGCCTCCAATTGCCATTTGAAGCCGGTGCCCCAGCGGCCGCCCGCCGTGCCCCATTCGTTGCCGGTGACCAGCGTCTGGTTGGCGCGGGACATCCACAGGTCCGTGCTGGAGGTACGCGGCAGGACGCCGGTCGCCACCACGCGGATACCGGGATAACGCGCGGCGAACCGGTCGAGGAAACCGGTATAGTTGGCCCGCATGGTCGCAAATTTGCTGTTCAGGTCGTTCTGGCCCAGCTGGTTGACCAGCACCGTGAACGGCAGGGCGCGACCGGTGTTGAACGCCGCCGCCTGGTCGATGACCTGCCAGCGCAGTGTCGCGCCCGCCGCCAGTTCATATTGCGACCGCGCGCCGGGCATTCCGATCAGGAAATGGGGCGTCCGGCCATAGGTGCCATCGGCCGTGTCCAGCCATTTGCGAAGCCAGCCCAGATTGCCCCGCGTATCGGCCTCGACCGCATATTCCTGTCGCGACTCGCCGATGGAATCGACCGCGCCCAGCACGACCGGATTGCCGTCCCATCCCTTGCCCAGGCAAACGTCCGGGCCGTAATATTGCGGCATCGCCTGACCCGAGCCGGTGTCGAGCGAAGCGGTGCTGAAATCGCCGGGGCTATCCAGATGCGCCGTGACCGAAGCGAGATCGGTGCCGCCCCAGACCCGTTCGCCCCGGTTCGACTGGATGCGATAGACCGGAATCTGCTTTTCACCGGCGGCGGTGTGGTACGCGGTGGTCATGCCGACATCGCTGTTGGCGGGAATGCCGCCTGCGAAGTCAATCTCGTCGGTCCAGACGCCGGTCGTCCCGCTGTCCACATTGGCGGTCATGGCGTCGGCAAAGGTCGCGCGAACCCGAGTGCGCCCGATCGACAGCCAGAAGCCGTCGATCCGCGTCGCATTGCCCGGCAGGATCGACTCCTGCGGCGCCATGCCGCCTTCCGTGGAGGCGAAGCCCGAAAAGTGGCAACGCACGCCCCACAGCCGATATTGCGGCGACCCCGCCACGATCCGCGTCATGACGAACGGCGTGTCGGCCGCAGCGGTGACGAGCGGGCCGCTGGGCATCCGCAGACGGGTAAAAGCGAACATGTAACGGTCGGGGCTTCCCGCGCTGGGCGTCGGGGTGGCCGTCGGCGTTGGGGTCGGAGTGGCGGTGGCTCCCGGCACCGGAAAAGGAAAGCCATCGGGGGAATCGACGCTGCCGTTCATCATGACCGAACAGCTTCCGATCATCATCGAAAGCGCGACTGGAAGTGTCGTGCGAGTGCTCATGGATTGTCCCCGTTTTCCCCGAAGCCACGCACCTGCATTTGCGACGGTCGTCTTGCAATCCCGAGGCTTGGCGCGGAATCTCGAATAAGGACACAAGCAGCGGGGCCCTGTAAAAAAGCTCACCGAGAATGCCGGATCGCTTGACTTGCGGGCGATCAACTTGACCTGATCATGTGGCCCCGCGTATCTGCGTGGAGTTGGACTTTTCGGGCCTGCGCCAGCGCAGGCCGACTGGATGGCCGCCTCCGCCTAATCCGGCGGCATGGCACCGCCCCCCATCAAAATCCTGCGCCCCGGCACCTTCACCGATATTCACGGGACGAAGGTGACTTTCACGCAGTCGGACCTGGACCAGGTCATCGCGTCCTATGACCGGGAAAGCGATCCCGCGCCGATCGTCGTCGGCCATCCCAAGATCGACGCGCCCGCCTTTGGCTGGATCGGCTCGCTGGCGATGGAAAATGGCGTGCTGGTCGCGCACCCGTCCGAAGTCGCGCCCGCCTTCGCCGAAGCGGTCGAGGCCGGGCATTACCGCAAGATTTCCCCCCAGCTCTATCCGCCGTCGAGCCCCAACAACCCGAAGCCGGGGAGCTGGTATCTCCAGCATGTCGGCTTCCTGGGCGGCGCGGCTCCGGCGATCAAGGGTCTGGGGACGGTAGCCTTTTCCGATGCCGCGATCGGCGTCGTGACGCTTTCCATCGAAGAGGACTCCATGAGCACCGAAGACACCAGCACCCCGGACGCGGTCGCGTTCGCGGAGCGCGAAGCCGCGCTGGCCGAGCGCGAAAATGCCCTGAAGGCGCGCGAGGCGGACCAGGCCAAGCGCGACCAGGACGCGCGCCATGCCGAGCATGTCGCCTTTGCCGAAGGGCTGATCGCCGATGTGAAGCTCGCCCCGGCGGGCAAGGACAAGGTGGTCGGCCTGCTCGACCTGCTCGACGCCAGCCAGCCGGTGGCCTTCGGCGAGGGCGACGCGAACAGCATGACCGCCGCCGCCGCCTTCAAGTCGCTGTTCGACGGCGCGCAGCCGGTCGTCGCCCTGGGCGAGGCCGCGCCCGCCGACAAGAAGCCCGGCGACGCGCCGAAGCCCGCCGACATCGCCCGCCGCGCCCAGGCCTATGCCGAGGCCCAGCGGAAGGCGGGCAAGCCGATCACGACGCAGGCGGCCGTGCGCCACGTCACTGCCAATCCCGACGCCTGACCGGCGCGGGCTTCCCCAGACACGACACGACAGGAGCTTTAGACCATGGCTGGCCGGACGGACGGACTGACCAAGAATTTCCGCGCGGGGGCAGCGCTTGCCCCCTATCTGATCCTAAAATTCGGGGCGGACGACCAGACGTTGGTCCCGGCGACCGGCCCGACCGACGAACTGATCGCGACCAATGTCGAACTGCCCGCCGTCCAGGGCGAGCGCTTCGACGCGGCGATCGGCGGCCTGCCCGAGGTTCGCTATGGCGGCCCGATTGGTCGCGGCAAGCCGATCACCTCCGATGCCCAGGGCCGCGCCGTCGAGGCCACCCCCGCCGCCGGGGTGCGCGTGCGCATCATCGGTTTTTCGATGGCGACCGGTGTCCTGGGCGATGTCCTCGCCTACCGCCCCGCGCCCGGCTTCATGACCGGCTGACGCTGCCCCTTCATCCCCGTTTCAACGCTCTTTCAGGACGCTTTCCATGGCCCAGTCGCCTTATCCTATCGATCCGCACCTGACCGCGATCGCCATCGCCTACAAGAATGCCGGATACATCGCCGACATCGTCATGCCCCGTATCGAGGTCGGCAAGCAGGCCTTCAGCTTCATGCAGTACGGCATGGACACCTTTTTCAACACGCCGGAAACGCTGATCGGCCGTCGCGGCCAGGCGAACCAGGTCACGATGGACGGCGTCGAGATCGCCGACGCCACCGAGGATCACGGCCTGGAGTCGCCAGTCCCCAAAGCCGATGTCGACAATGCCGACGAGCGGTACGACCCGCTGGGCAATGCGGCGGCGTTGGTGGCCGAGCTGATCGAAATCCGGCGCGAAATCCGTGCGGCCGGGACGATCTTCAATCCGGCGACCTACGACCCGGCGTTGCGCACGACGCTCGCGACGACCGATGTGCTGGACAATCCGAACACCGACACCGTGACCCTCATCACGGACGCGTTGGACAAGCCGCTGATGCGTCCCAATCAGATGGTGTTCGGCCAGCGCGGCTGGACCAAGTTCCGCCGCAACGCGGGCGTCATCAAGGCCATTCGCGGCACCAACGGCGGCGGCCTCGTCACCAAGCAGGAGGTGGCCGAGCTGTTCGAGGTCAGCGAGGTCGTGGTCGGCCAGGCGTTCGGCAACCAGACGCGAAAAGGTCAGGCCCCGATCGTGTCGCGCCTCTGGGGCAACCACTTGGCGCTGACCTACAAGGCCCCCGTCCTGTCGCGTGAGACGCCGACATTCGCGGGCACCTTCACCTGGGGCGAGCGGCAGGCGTCGCAACGCGAGCTGAAGCCGGGCGAAATGGGCCTTCGCGGCGGCACCGCCGTGCTGGTCGGCGAGAGCGTCAAGGAACGCGTGATCGCGGCCCAGGCGGGATATTTCTTCGAGAACGCCTTCTCGCCGAATTGATCCCGATCCGTTGCGGGCGGCGATCCAGCCGCCCGCCAATCCTCCCCAGACTGGAAAGCACCTGCCATGAGTTACCCCTACAAGGTCGAGCGGACCGTCATTTTCGGCGGCAAGGAATATCTGCCCGGCGCGCCGATCCGCTTCGACATCAACGACCAGGTTGAGGACGAGGCGCGGCGCGACTTGCTGGCCCGCGAAGCGATCGTGGACGACGAGGATTTTGCCGACAATTTCCTCCTGCGCGAACAGCTTGCGGCGGCGCAGGCGGACGCCATGACACAGTCGTCGTCGGTGCCGTTGTTCCTGACCGGCTCGACGCCCGCCCCGGAAGGCGCGGACACCTCCGGCCAGGCGGAAACCCAGAACACCCCGCCGCCGCCGGAAATCCCCGTGCTGACCGGCAAGAAAAAGCCCGAGCTGATCGCGATCGCAGCGAATGAGGGTGTCGAACTGACCGGCGACGCGACGGTACAGGAGATCATCGCCGCCATCGAGGCGAAGCGTGCGGGCGCATGATCGCCACCATCATCAAGCAGCCGGGCGAGACACTTCGCCCGGCTGTCGCCTTTTCCGGGTCCGCTTCGATCGCCGCCATCCGAGGCGTGACCGTCACCGCGCGGGGCCTCGTGCCGGGTGCCGCCGCGCTCGTCGCCAGCGCCGCACTGGCGGGCGGCGTGGTCACGCTGGCGCTGTCGGGCGGCAGCGACGGCGAGCGGTACGCGGTCACGGTCCGGGCCGAGGATGCGCAGGGCCAGACGCTGGAAAGCGAGGTCGAAATCGTCCTGATCGAGTCGGTCTGGGCGACGCCGGACGGCGGCGCGGGCTGGCTGTCGATCGCGGCGCTGGTCAAGCGCTTCAGCCTGGACGAGGTCGTCCGGATGACCGACACGGACGGCTCCGGCCGGATCGATCGCGACCTGCTGATCGGCGCGCTGGTCGATGCCCAGGCGATCGTCGAGGCACATATCGCCAGCCGCTACGCCCTGCCGCTCGCCACCGTGCCGCGCATCGTGGAAATGGCGGTCGGCGACCTCGCCCGCGCCCGGCTGTATCCGCGCGGCGCGCCCGAGGGTATCGCCGACCAGGCCAAGGCGGCGATGGCGCTGCTGGTCCGTATTCAGAAGGGCGACGCGACGCTGGGCCTGCCCGCCGCAGAAACCCCGGCCGAGGCGGCCAGCGATGCCCCCGTCGTCATCGCGCCCGGCCAGCGCGCCTATCCTGACTGGCTGAAGGGCTATTGATGGTCGACATCGCGATCACCATCCAGGAGGACGTGACCGCTGCCATGAATCGGCTGGCGGCCGATGGCACGGACATGACCCCGGCCATGAAGGACATCGCCGGGCACCTCGCCGACACGACGCGCGAGCGGTTCGAGACGGAAACGGACCCGACCGGCAAGAAGTGGATCCCGTCCCGGCGTGTGATTGAGCATGGCGGCAAGACGCTGACCCTGACCGGCGACCTGGGCAATTCGATCACCGAGGATTGGGGGCCGGACTTCGCCGCCGCCGGGCCGGAGCGATCGGGGGGCGCTGGCGTCTATGCCCTGATTCACCAGACCGGCGGCGAAATCCGCCCGCGCGAGAAAAAGGCGCTGTCCTTCGGCGGCCGGATCGTCGCCAAGGTCATCATCCCGGCGCGTCCGTATGTGGGCTTCACCGACGTGAACGCCGACTACGCGATCGGCGCTTTGGCCCGCCATCTGGGCTTTGGGACTGCCGCCTGATGCTGACCCTGTCCCCCATCGTCGCGGTGTTGCGGACCGGCTTCAAATCGGTCGACGGCGTGCTGGAGGCACCTGCCCAGTCCGACCTGCCCCGCGCGCTGCCTGCGCTGTTCGTCGTCCCCGCCGCCGACACCGCCGCGCCCAACACCCTGTCCGGCGCGCGCGACCAGCGGGTGACGTTCGACTTCTCCGTCCTCGTCACCGTCGCCGCCCGGATCGGCCAAGGTCAGGTGTCCGACGAGCTGAAGGCGAGCGAGGACCGCGTGATCGAGCTGGTCGTCGGCTGGACGCATCCGGATGCGTCCAGCCCGGTCGATTATGTCGGCGGCCGATTGGCGAATGTCAGCGCGGGCAGCGTGACGTGGGAGGTCCGGCTGCGCTGCGCGTATCGTTTGCGGATGAGGGGCTAGTCGGTCCCTGAACAGACTAGCCATCCAGGCGCGCATTTCGCGCTGTTTGGGCACCGATTGCGCTGGGCCCAAGCGCAAGCAATTCACTTAAGAAATTCCGGTATTCACCTTCGTCCTCGGCTTCGAACATCGGAATGCCGTAGGCGTTTGCTATGGGCCAAAACATGTCCAAGCCTTGGAGCGCAAATTTCGCTGAAGGCATTTCAACTTCATCAAACTGGGCGACGCTTTTGAAAGAATCTGGGCGCGAATCTGGACGCGAAACGACCCTGCCGTCCATCATCATCGGTATGCCGTGCTTTTCATATTCCTGTAAGACTGTGGGGGAATTCAAAAAGGGAATTGTGCGCCAAACGTTAAGTAGAACTGCCTTGCAGAAATATCCATTATTCCATCCGGCTCTATTTAAAATCTTGGATTGAAGTTCAGAAACGGCCATAAAAATATTCAGGACGAAATTTAGGTCGACGACTTTTGGGTTTTCATATCCTTGCTGATCGAATAGTTTGCAAAGTTGGTCTGCATGACGATAGTGGATAAGGCTTTCTCGGAGATCGTCAATATTCCGTGGTTTATGAAGTGGCATTGGAATGATGAGTTCGCTGACAAGATCGCGCCGCAAGCGATAGGTTAGCCCAAAACTGTTGGGATTATTATGACGAATCTGACGACCGACAAAGCCATTGGCTGACGTGTATACAGTATCGAATGGGATAGCATAAGCATCTGATTGCTCTGCTTTCAGAAAAGTGCGAACCTCGGAAAGCGAGGCATCGAGCCATGCGTCCCGATCACCCCATGGATCGGCAATCATTAACAAGCGAATGTAGGGGCGTTTCGTCTCACCTTCTGAAAATTCAGGGTCGCGGGCTACCCATTCTTCAAACTCCTTGTTGATTGCGTCCGATCGGCGCCAAAGTTGATCGAGGACGAAACGGTCATTCTCCGGCTTAGGCTCCGATCCGTCGGCAACTCTCCGGTATATCTGACCGCTTTTGTGGACGTAGGGCGAATTGGGCCCCTTAGGCACATAGATGCAAATCACCGCGTGATCCGGTGCAAGCCCTATTTCCAGATTTGGCCCCCAAATTGCTCGCGCCTCATAGTGCGGCGACGGATTGACCGAATTGGCGATTGCTTGGCGGAGCCGTTGTAGTGCTGGATCGACATCCATTTTTGGTATTCCAGGGAATGCCCCGGCCACGGCATCTTCCTTCGATTTTTCCGTGACGCCGTAAAAAAGCCAACCGCCATGCGTGTTTGCAAAAGCTGAAACGGATTTAGCCATGGCGTCGGCCTTGGACGCTTCCCGCTTGTATTCAACGTACCAGCCCTCCGACACGGACTGGAGAGACTGCAAATCCGCGACCCCTATTTCCTCGAATGGCTTTTTGAAGGGGTTGTAGCGCGGCATCTGAAAGCTCCTGGAAGCAAGGTCGATCAAGCAAACATAGCGGGTGAATTAATTCAATTCTAAACTCATCGCGCGAGTTTGTTTGAACCGACTGCGCCAGCGCCCCCCGCGCGCGCGCGCGAAATCCGGTCTGACTGTCGGCACAATCCCGGCAAAAGGACCGCTGACCGATGGCCGCTGGCCCCAAGACAACCCAGGCTGATCCAACCCAGCCCCGCCCGGTCGATGCGACCGGGCGCACGCTCGACCAGTGGGACCTCCCCGTGTCGGGTCCTGCGCGCCTGAAGGCGCTGGGCGGCAAGCCCGACCCCGCGCTGGCCGAGGCCGCGCCCGACGCGCCCCCCGTTGCCACCACCGACAAGGACTGACCCATGGTCGACGCCGTCAAAGTCCTCTTTTTCAAGAAAGAGGCGACCTACGCCACCGACGCCGCGCCCACGGGTGCCGTCAATGCCGCGCTGACCCGCAACTTCACCGCCAAGCCCGTGGTCGTCGACCGCATCCAGCGCAATCTGGATCGTCCGGTTCGCGGCAGCTCCAAGGACGCGCCGTCCAACGAGCGCCAGACCTATGGTTACGAGCTGGAGCTGGCGGGTTCAGGCGCCGCCGGGACCGCCCCCGCCTGGATGGAGCATCTGGAGGCGTGCGGCATGGCCGCGCCCGTGCTGACCGCCAATACCAGCGCGGTGCAGCGCTTCGCCGCGATCGGCGCGCTTCTGTCGTCCGCCACCGCCTATCACTGGCACGGCACCCAGAAGCGGGTCGGCCTGGGCGGCCGGGGGACCTTCTCCTGGGATTTCACCGCCGGGCAGTATCCGTTCATCAAGATCGACATGACCGCGCTGCTCCCGGCGGCCGGGGCGATCACCGATGCCGCGCCGGGTGCCGTCGCCTTCGACCAGTGGAAGGACCCGGTGGAGGTCAACACCGCCAACACCGATTTCCTTCTGGGCGGCTTTGCGGCCAACCTGCGCAGCTTCACCGGCGAGGCCAATGCCGAGATCACGCCACGCAACCTGGTCGGCGCGAACTACATCAATCGCGGCAATCACGGCCTGACCTGCCGCGTGCTGGCCGAATGCCCGACGATCGGCGCGAAGGACTATTTCACCACGCTTCGCAAGGGCGATGAAATCCCGGTGCAGCTCGATCACGGCACCACGCCCGGCAATATCCTCCAGTTCAAGTCGGACCATCTGCAAATCACCGACATCGAGCTGTCCGACGAAAACAACGTCCTCATGATTTCGATCACGGGGAAGCTGAACGTCGGCACCACGCCCGACGACCTCATCATCACGGCCAAGTGACATGACCCAGCCCATTTACCGCATCGTCGCCCAGCCGCGCGCCTGGACCCCCGTCACCTTTCCCGTCGTCATGGACGATGGCAGCGTCCAAACCTTCATGATCGAGATGCGCTTCCGCCTTCTCAAGGTGGATGCGGCAACCGCGTTCATCGGCGAAGTCGTCCGCGTCCAGGCGTTGGAGGATCAGGAGGGGGCCGACCGTGCGCAGCTTTACACCGAGCTGGTCGCTCAGATTGCGACCGACTGGCGCGGCGTCCACGCCGAAAACGAGGAGCCGTTGCGCTTCGACGTGCCGGAGACGTGGCTGACCGACCTGGACGCAGGGGGCAAGCGCAAGCCGCTGGTCGCGCCGAACCTGCGCAGCCTCATGAACGAGGGTGGCATGTTCATCCACATCTTCGACGCCTTCCGCGCCTGCCTCGCCGGTCAGCCCAAGGCCCGCGCGGGAAACTGAAGGCCGTCGCGACTGGCTGGGCCAAGGGTCGCGGCGGCACCAAACCGGCCGAGGACACCGCGACCGACAGCGCCGCCGCCGCGATCGCCGCGATCGAGGCGCGCCGCGCGGCCGGACGGCGCGACGACACGGTGGAGATCGGCCCCGACGAGGTGGACGTGGTCACGCTGTTCATGGCGCTGACCAGCCAGTGGCGATTCCACGCGATGGGCGGGCGGCTCGGCCTGGATTACGCCGCCGTCCGCCCGACCGCCGACATGCTGGCGATCGCCATGACGGCCGACCTCTTCCTCGACCTGCAAATGATGGAGCGCGCGGCCCTGATCGCGCTGGCATGATATGAGTCGCGACCTGATCGTTTCCGTCCGGCTGAAGGCCGATGGCTCCGGCCTGGTCGGCGCGGCCAAGGACAGCGCCGCCGCCATCGCCGGGATCGGCACCGCCGCCGAGGGGGCGGCAACGCAGGCCCGCGCGCTGGTCACGGCGATCGGCGAGGCCTCGCGCGCGGCGGGCGTCACCACCACCGCACGCGAGGCCGCGACTGCGCTGGAGGGCACCGGCCGCGCCGCGATCACGGCGAGCGGATCGACGAAACAGGCGAGCGCCGCGCTGGGCCAGTTGACCGACCAGTCGCGCGGCGCGGCGTCCGGCGCGGACGAGCTGGTCGCCGCCGCCGGTCGTGTCGCCCGCGCCCACACTGCCACCACCGCCAAGGCGGCCGAGGCGGCGCGTGCGGCATCCGATCTGGCGAAGGCCGAGCGCGATGCCGCACGTGAGGCGGTGACGGCGGCCGAGACGAAGCTGGCCCAGGCGAAGGGCCGCGTCGAGCTGACGCCCGATAATCCGACCATCACCCTGTCGCCCGGAGGCGGCAGCGCGCATGCGGCGGGCGATGCCCAGGCGATCGCGACGGCGACGGCCGACCTCGCCCAGGCACGCCAGCGCGCCCAGGTCGCCGAAGAGGCCTATTCCCAGTCCCTGCGCGACAGCACGGCGGCATCCGCGACAGCGACCGCCGCCGTGTCCGCGCTGACCACCCAGTCCCAGGCCAGCGCCGGCGACACCGGCCAACTCGCCCAGGCGCTGGAGCGCAGCGGCGACGCGGCGGGCTCGACGGCACAGGCCGCGCAGGCGCTGGCCGAGGCGTCGGCCACCGCGTCGGACGCCTCGCGCCAGCAGGCGACCGCCACCGATCAGGCGACCGGGTCGGCCGAGGACTCGACCCGCGCCACCACCGCCCAGAGCCAGGCGCGCGGTGCGGCAGCGCGCGAGGCGGCCGAGCTGGCGGCGGCCGAGGCCCGGCTGGCGGCGGCCACGACCGAGACGGAGCGCGAGGAAGCCGCCGCCGCGATCGCCGCCATCAAGCTCGCCCAGGCGCAGCGGGAAGCCGCCCGCCGCACCGCCGAGGCGGAGGCGGAGGCCCGGCGCAACAGCTTCGCCGTGCGCTCCATGGGCCAGCAATTCGGCGACTTCGGGTTGCAGGCGATCACGACCGGCGACGTGGTGCGCGCCTTCACCCAGCAGATGGGGCAGATGGGCTATGCGATGTCGGAAATGTCCGGCACGGCGGGCAAGGTCGGCGCGTTCCTGACCGGCCCCTGGGGCATCGCCCTGACGGTCGGCGCGGCGGTGATCCTCCCGTTCATCGAAAACCTGTTCAAGGCCGAGGAAGCGGCCGAGGCGGCGAAGGTCGGCGCGGACGGTCTGGCCGAGGCGCAGGGCGTGCTGGGCGGCATGTTCGACCTGACCAGCGGCAAGCTGAAGAAACAGAATGAATTGCTGATCCTCAACGCGCGGCTGACCGCCCTGAACCTGCGCGGCACGGCGGCGAAGGAGCGCGACAGCGCCCGCGAGACGTTCGGGAATGTCGACAGCATCAGCGCGGCCGGGCGTTTTCGCGGTGCGCTGGAAGGGCGCGGACCGGCGGGCTATCTGGCAGGCGCGATCACCGGGTCGGATCAGGCGCGGCAGAATGCCCGCAACCTGCGCGGCGTCGTCACCGACCTGGAGGCCGGGCGGACATCGGCCGCCGACGTCCTGCGCGTGACCGACAAGTTCGACTTCACCGGCCTGAAGATTACCCGAGAGCAATTCCAGCAGGCGATCATCGACCGCGCCGCGTCGGGCGCAAAGGAGAAGATCGCCGACCTGATCGACCAGTCGCTGGACGACGGCAAGCTGGCCGAAGGGCTCCGGCGCGACGCGAGGGGCAAGAAGCCCCCGAAGCCGAAGAGCAACGACGCGCGCGACGAGTTCGGCCGCGACGCCGCCGCGCGCATCGCCGGGATCACCCATGCGTTCGACCGGACGCCGCCCGCCGTGCGCCAGGCCAATGCCGCCCTGCGCCAGCTCGACGACATCATGGACGATCTGGCGCGCAAGAAGCCGCCGGGGTTCAAGGACCTGATCGCTCAGGCGCAGGAGGCGAAGGGCGTCGTGCGCGACGGCCTGAACCGCCCGATCCAGGATTTCGTCGAAAGCCAGCGCGACGCTTACGCCGTCGGGCAAGAAATGCTGTACGGCCACCGCGATCAGGCCGAGGCGCTGCGCACGATCCAACAGCTGGAGCGCCAGCGCGGTCCCCTGACCGAGGAACAGAAAGACGCGATCCTCGCCGCCACCCAGGCGCTGTCGGCACAGGAGCGGCTGCTCGACCGGATGGTCCAGCGCCAGCGGATCTACCTCGCCGGTATCGCCGATATCCGCGGCCTTCTGACCGCGACCATTTCCGGCGACAGCGGCCTCGACAAGCTGCCCGAGCGGATCATGCAAAGCTTCTCGCGCGTGTCGGCCGAGAAGATCGTCGACAGCCTGTTTGGCGACCTGTTCCAGCAGCTGGAAGACAGTGTCACCGGGACCAGCATTGTCGAGGATGCGTCGACCCGCATGGCGGACGCGCTCGACATCGTGTCCACCCGCACCGGGCAGGCCAGCACCGCGCTGGACACGCTTGCCCGCGCTGCCAGCGGTGCCGCCACTGCGGTGCAAAAGGCTCCGGGCGGGACCGCGCCCGCCGCGCCGCCTCCGGCCGGTGCGGAGGGGATCGACGGACCCGAGGTGAAAGTCACCGCCCCGCGCCGGACCATTCGCAGTCCCGAAGAGCTATTTTCCAAGGCGATCGGCGGCATCTCGACCAAAACCATCGGCCTGTTCACCAATCCCGAGACGGCGTCGAAGATCGGTCAGAACCTGGGCAAATTCGCGGGCAAGGGGCTGGCGGGTGCGTTCGAGGGGCAGGCCGCGTCGTCGATCGCCAATCTGGTCGGCATCAAGACCAGCGCGACCGGCAGCATGATCGGCGGCGCGCTGGGCGGCCTGACCGGCATTCCGGGGGCGGGCGCGATCGCCGGGCTGGCGGGCGGCATCATCGGCAAGCTGTTCGAGGGGGTGAAGTCCGGCCGGGCCACGATCAGCTCGGTCGACGGCAAGGCCGCGTTGGGCGGCGACGAGAAGATCAGCGAGGCGCTGTCGGGCACCGCCAAGAACGTCCAGTCCGGCATCCAGAAGATTGCCGACGCCCTGGGCGCGGAGGTCGGCAGCTTCAACGTCTCGATCGGCAAGCGCGAGGATTACTACCGCGTCGACGGCGGCGGCAGCAGCCGTGTGTCGGAAAAGCATCCCGGCATCCCGCTGCTCTACAATGGCAAGGACGAGGCCGAGGCGATCGAGATCGCCATCCGCAACGCGATCGCGGACGGTGCGGTCAAGGACGTGTCGCCCGCCGTTGCAAAGGCGTTGCAACGCTCCGGATCGCTGGACAAGGCGGTCGCCGAGGCGGTGAAGGTCCAGCAGCTCGAACGGTCGCTGGGCGGGCTGACCGGCCAGCTCCGGGCCGTGTTCGAGACGTTCGACCGCACCGCCGCCGAGCGCGTCCGGCTGGCCAAGGCGTACGGCCTGGACCTGCTCCAGGTCGAGAAGCTGAACGCGACCGAGCGCGCCAAGCTTCTGGAAGACACGCTGAAATCGCGGGTCGGCAGCCTGAAGGATTTGCTGGCCAGCATGTCCGGCGGCGACCTGTTCGAGGGCTCGGCCGTCGACCGGCGCCAGAGCCTGTTGAAGGACATCGCCACCGCACGCGCCGATGCCGAACAGGGCAAGGACGGCGCGGCCGACCGCGTGGCCGAGCTGTACCGGCAATTGCTGGCGACGACGAAGGACGCGTTCGGCACGGGCGGCGAGGAATATGCCGCCGACCGCAAGGCGGCGGGCGACACGGCACGCGCGCTGATCGACATCGAGACCAAGCGCGTCGACAGCGCGGCGGGCGTCCAGGCGGCACAGACCAGCGCGATCGAGACGGGCAACGCGCTGTCGGCGCAGATGCTGAAGGCGGCCGAGGCGCAGACCGCCTTGCTCCAGGAGCTGGTCGATCAGGGCAGGCAGGATGCGGGCCTGACGGTGGTGCCCGACCGGACGCTGGTCGAGCGGGATTATGTCCGATGAAGACGGTCATCGTCGAGGCACGCCCCAGCGATGCGACCGGCCAGCCGGTGGACATCCGCCTCGCTGGCGGCGGGCGCACCCATTACCTGTTCAAGGGCCAGTCCGACTGGCGCGCGGGCGTCATCAGCGTGCCGCGCATCGAATCGGCGCTGGGCTTCGGCAAGGACGGCTTCACCGGGGGCGCGGTGGCGCAGGCCAGCGCGATCGGCTTTTCCCCCGCCATGGCCGCGACCCGTGCGCTGATCGCCGGGCTGGTCTGGAACGACGCGCCCATCACCGTGTCCGTCGCCGACGACGAGGCCGCCGACCCCGGCTTCAAGGTACGTCTGGCGGGCACGGTCGCGGGCTATTCGGTCAGCGCCGGGCGGTTCGTGTTCACCCTGTCCGACATGGCGGGCCGCCTGGGCGAACCGCTGGTCAAGGACAGCTTCGCCGGGACCGGCGGCATTGAGGGCGATGCGGCGGCGAAGGGGCGGGTGAAGCGCCGGAGCTGGGGCCGGTGCTGGAATGTCGAGGGGCGCGTCCTGCTCGCCGCCTGGAATATCTACGAGTTCGGCGACCCGGCGCGTGCGCTTTCGGCGTTCGACGCGGTCAAGGACAAGGGCCGCCCGGTCGCGATCGTCACCGTCGCCTGGGCCGGGTCGGTCGCCGCGACGCTCGACGCGTTGAAGGCTGCATCGGTGCCCGAGGGCGGGTGCGCCGCCGCCCCCTCCATCGCGTGCGTGAAGTTCTGGACCCAGCCGTCCACCCTGACCGCCGACCTGCGCGGTGAGCTGGGCACCGGCTATGTCGAGCATGTGCCCGGCATCGCCGCCGCCATTTCCGCCGCCGCCGAGGGGCCGGTCGTGGACGGACTGGCGGCGATCGCCGCGCTTCGCCCCGATCCGGCCGGGCTGCACGCCGACGATGCCAGCGAGACGCCTGCCCAGATGCTGGACCGCCTGTGCCTGCGCGCCTCGCTGTCCTGGGGCGTGACCGCCGACAAGCGCATCGCGCTTCGCCCCATCGCCTTTGCCGACCCGGTCGAGACGGTGGTGTTCGAGGATGTCGAGCGGCGTGCGGCCTATGCGCCGATCGCCAATGTGAAGGTCGGCTGGCAGAAGAATCACCGCGTCCACACCGATGCCGAGATCAGCGCCGCCGTGCTGGCGGGCGACGTGGCGTTCGGTGACGGCTCGACGCTCGACAAGTTGGCGACGACGCTCACGGATGGGGTGCAGAAGGCTGTCGATAAGGCCGACGCGGTCACGGCCAATCTGGTCGGCCGCAGGCTGACCGGGCTTCTACAGTCGGCGATCGACGGACAGGCCGCGCTCAACATCGATTACGGCTCGGCTGCGATCAGCGCGGCGAGCGCCCTCGCGAGCCAGAACCTCGTCGCGATCCAGACCTTGGGTACCCGGATCGAAAAAGATGGCAGCAAGGTCGCCGAGAGCTTCCAGCAGCTGACCAGCCGCCTCGACGAAAACGAAAAGAAGGTCGCCGGGATCAATGTGAAGGGCGAGGTCGAAGCGGGGATGACCCAGCTGCGCCGCACCATCGCCAACGCGAATTTCGCCTCCTTCGAGGCCGTCGACAAGCGGATCGCCAATTTCGGCGAAGCCGTGTCGGCGTGGCAGGTCAAGGAGGAAAAGGCGCGGGTCGATGCCAACAGCGCCGTCATCAAGAGCGTCGACGACATAGGCGCGCGCGTGACGCAAGAGGGTCTGGATCGGCAAGCTTCGATCAAGGACCTGCGCGAAGTCCTTATCGATAAGGACGGCAATCTGATCGCCCAGCGCATCCAGAACCTGGGCACGCGCGTGACCGTCATTCTCAATGGAGAAACGGTCACGCTGGAGTCAGCGATCCAGACCGTCGATAAATCGTACAGGACGGCCACCGGCACCGTCGCGGAGAGCGTGAAGACGCTCACTGCTCGCCTGGACAATGTCGGTGACGCGACGCTCGAGCAGTCCATGAAAGCGGTGGCCGACAAGATCAAAGGCCTGTCGGCCGAATATACGCTGAAGGTCCAGACCACCCAAGGCGGCAAGAAATACGTCGCGGGCATGGGGATCGCGATCGACAATGGCGTGTCAGCGATCGCGTTTTCCACCGACGCCTTCACCATCGCCCTGCCTGACGAAACCGAGAAGCAGCTTTTTCACGCGGACAAGGATGGCGTCTACATGCCGGACGTCCGGGTCGACCGCTTCAAGGTAAAGTCGATCGATACGCCAGCGCTGGCCGATTATGCGATCCGGCGCAGCTACAGCGCCGAGCTGGCGGGCAATGTCGCATTGCCGAACAGCGATGGCGGGCGATCGCGCTATCTGACGCTCGGGGTGACCAAGCAGCTCGCCGACAGCAGCATTCGGATCGAGTGCAACATGGCACCGCGCCCCGGCCGCGATTACGCGGGCTACTTCGTGTTCGGGCGGACCACCGATGGTGCGGACACCGTCATGGACACCAAATGGTATTGGGTCACGGCCTGCGTCATCAACGGTTTCCGGTCGGTCCGGCTGCCGTTTAACTATGGCCGCGCCTTTGCCGGTCTTCCCGCTGGCTCGCACAGCTTCTGGATCGATTTCGTCGCCTATGGCGGCGGCAATGACCAAGGCTTCATGGAGGCCGGGTCCAACTTCTACGTCGAAGAGATAAAGGTATGATGGTCCTGATCGTGATCCTGGGGCCGGACGGCGCGCGCCTGCGCAAGGTCCTTTGTCCCCGCGAAGATATCGCCGCCCAGCTCGCGCCCGGCGAGACGTATGAAGTCGTCGACCCGCTGGTCGACGGCTTCGGCATCGTGGAGCCGGAGTGATGGCCAGTCCCTTCGAACAGGCGGGCACGATCGCCGTCACGCGCGGGTCGCGCACGGTGACGGGCACCGGATCGTCATGGCTTGCGGGCTATGACGGCCTGGTGCTCAACATCGCGGGTGGGGTGTATCCGGTCGCATCGGTCGACGGCCCGACCAGCCTGACGCTGGTCGAGCCCTATCCGGGCGCGAGCGCGACCGGGCTGACCTATTTCCTGCTGCCGATCATGAATGAGAATTACGCCCTTTCCCGGAAGGTGCTGTCTCTCATCGCCTCGACCGAGGCGCTGGCCGGATCGGCGGTCATCAGCCCCCCGCCGGGCGACCGTGGTCCCCAGGGCGTCGGCGTGGCGAACGCCTATGTCGATCAGGCGACCGGCCATCTGATGATTCGCAAGACCGATGGCGTGCTGGTCGACGCGGGCCAGGTCGTCGGGGCGGTCGGCGCGCCCTTCACCCTGACCATCGGATGCTATGCGGATGACGAGATCGTTCGCGTCAACGAGGAGGCGGGATGGATGATCGCGCCTGCCGCGATGATGCTGTCGGCCGCCAGCCTGTCGGTGCGCAAGCCGGATCAATCCCCGGCCGGGACGCTCGGCATCCAGGCCGACCTGCGGATCAGTGGGGCGTCGATCCTCTCGTCACCCCTGCGCGTCCTGCCTGGGCAGCGATCCAGCCGGGCGGCGGGCACCACCCAGCCCACGATCACCCGTGCGCCGGTCGCCCTGGACAGCCTCATCACGCTGGCGGTCCAGGCCGAGGGCAAGGATGCCGAGGGCTTGCGCCTGGTCCTTCAGGGGACTTGGGCATGAGCAAGCTGAAGGTCGATTTTGCAGGCGGTCGCTTCTCTGTCGGCAAGCGCAGCTTCGCGCGCGCGGCCGACGTGGCCGGGCTGACGATTATCGGCGCGGGCGGGATCGCGCTGGCGTCGGACGGGCGGCTGCGCCTGTCACCCGCCGGACAGCCGCGCATCGTGTCGGGTGGCGGGCTGAAGCTGGAGCCTGCCGCTACCAACCTCCTGTCGATGCGCAATGCCGCGCCGACCTCGATCGACGGCTATGCCCGGCTTTCCAGTCGCCCCGCCGGTGCGGACATCATGGTCGCCGACGACAGCGCGGCGCTGGCCGCGTCGGGCATTTTCGACGAGTTGCTGGCGGCGGGCGTGATGTCGGGCAAGGTCATTCGCTGCATCAATCCCAGCGACACGGATTTCGCGGTCCCCTTCGCCAACGCGGCCGGGGGGCAGCGGCTGGGCATTTCGGCTTATGTCCGGTGCGTCAAAGGCTCCGGCTATTTGACCGTCACGGGGGGCGGCGGGTCGACGCCGGATTTCACCGGCCCCGAATGGCGGCGGGTCGGCCGCATCCACACCGCGACCGCGACCGGAGGCCAGGCGCGCCTGATGGTGCGGGCGGGGTCCGAGGTGCTGATCATCCTGCCGCAGGTCGAGCTGGACCGCATCACAAGTCCGATCGTCACGCTGGGCCAGCCGGTCACGCGCGGGGCCGAGACGCTGGCCGATGTCGCGTCGCGCTATTCCCGGCCGCACACGATCCTGATCGAGCTGGAGCTGGATCGCGCGGACGGCGTCGATCGGCGCGTCCTGACCCTTGTGTCGCCGACCGGCGGCGAGATCGCGGTCAGCCGCACGATCGACAATGCGCTGTCCGTCACCTCGACCGCCAGCCCATGGCGACCGCGTATCGCGCGCGTCCTGGGGCCGGGGCGCTTGCGGGTGGCGCTGCGCGTGTCGCCCAGGGGCTGGACGCTGGCAGCGGCGGGGATGCTGCGCCACGATTGCTGGCGAGAGCCGCCCGCCGGGCTGTCGCGGCTGATCGTCGGCGCCGACGCGGCCGGGGGCACGCCGCTGAACGGCACGGTCCGGTCCGTTGAGGTGCGCGGCGAGTTGTCGGACGGGGCGCTGGAGCATTGGACCGCGACGGGTACGATGGTGGTCGACGCGGCGCGCTATGTCTCGCCGACCGGCGACGACACGGCGGACGGCAAGACCCCGGCGACGGCGTGGAAATCACTGGCGGTCGCGGCGATGCTCGGTGTGCTGGCGGCGGGCAGCGATGTGCGGCTGGCGCGGGGCGGTGCCTGGGCCGAGACGCTTCTGCCCATCTATGGCTGTACCTACACGGCCTTCGGTGCCGGAGCCCCACCCCGCGTGGGCGGCGGGCTGAATGGCGTCGACGAGAACGGCGCGACTCTCTGGCGGCTGGACGGGCTTTGCATCACCGGCGCGACCCAGCGCGGGATCAATGCCTATGGTGGCTCGGGCATCATCATCGACAATTGCGAAGTGACGGGGAACGGGTCGCGGTCCGACCGTAACGCGATCGCCGTTGCTTTGCGCGGAAACACCCGCAAGGCGATGGCCGTCCTGCAATCGGCACCGGCCAATGTCCAGGTGACAGGGGTCGGGGCCACGGAAGCGGCGCTGACCGGCGTCTTTCGTGTGGAATGCACCACGGGCGGCAGCGGTGCCGCAACCCAATGGCGCGTGCTTCGCCCGGACGGAACGGTCGGCGGCACTGCCAGCGGCGAAATCGCCTATTCCTCGACAACGGTCGGCATTCTGTTCACGATCACCGGGACCGCCGCGATCGGCGATGTGGTCGAGCTGCGCGCGCTTCCGTTTCAGGAAATCCCTCTGCCCGGCAACGCATTGTCGGAGGACGTGGCGGTTCGGCGTTGCCACATCCATGACAATCTCGGTCTGACAGCGGGCGATGGCGTGTATGTCGAGGGTGTCGGGGGCATCGCGATCGTCGAAAGTAATCTGATCCCGCCGCCCGAAGGGGTTCAGGCGGACTGTATTCAGATTGGCCGGAACAATGAATTTTACGTCGCCAACCCATGCCATGCGATCGTCCGCCACAACCGCGTCGCCGCCTACACTGGCGGTGGCAAGGGCGCGATCGTGGTGCTGTCGCAGACCGCCCTGGTCGAATGCAACAACGTAAAGGGCCACAACTTCTGCATTGGCATCAATACGCTTGGGCGCGCCATCGTCCGGTGGAATTACTGTTCCGACGCGGACCTCTACGGTTATTCCTGGGCGATCGGGCCGGGCGGCGATTTCGACTGTGCCGACCTCGAAATCTACGGGAACGTCATCGTCCGCTGCAATCGTGCGATCGCGGTGTCAGGCACTGGCCCGACCACCTTCACGCTGGCCGGTCGTATTCAGCGCCTGCAATATCGCACCCGTTTTGTCGCCAACGACAATGATATCCGCGACTGCCCGGTCGGCCTCTTCGTCGATCGCCCGACCGGCGGTCGGGTACAATCTAATCGCGTCACGAATGTCGTAAAGCTGTTCGACATCCGCACCGCAGCGCTGCCACCCGGCGAAACTGAGCTGCGCACGGATCAGGCATTCGTAAGCCAGGCGGCATGACCGGAGAAATGCAATGACCCAAGTCGCGGCGGGATATGCCGCCCAGCTCAAGGCCCCCCAGCGCGAGCTGCCGGTGGCGACCGCCTCCGCCGCCCGCTTTCCCAAGGGGCGGACGATCACGTCGGCCTCGCCCTTCGCGACCGAGGCGGGGGCGCAGGCCGAGGGGGCGCGGCTGGCCGCGTTCTACGGCTATCCGCTCGTCGAGGACGTGGCGATCGTGGCGGGTGCGCGGGCGGACCTGCAAGGCCGTTGCATCGTCGCCGACTGCACCCGGCTGGACTATCGCCCCGGCGACCTCGTCTTCGTAATCGGAGCGCAGGAGCTGGACAACGGCACGACCTCGTTGACCATCCTGAAGCGCGTGGGGGCCTGATGCTGTCGATTGTGAACCCCATCGCCTTCACCGTCGACGAGGCGCGGTCGTCGGCGGGAACCGGCCGCGCCAATCTGGCGACGCCCAGCCCACGCGAAGCCTTTGCCGCCGCCGCCGCCCAGGCCATCATCGTCCTGGACCTGGGCACGGCGCAGGCGATCGACCGCGTTGTCCTGGGCTTCACCACCGCCAGCGCGGCCGATGGCTTTGCCGTCGTGCCCGGCCTCGACGGGGCGGCGGTGCCGGGCGTCTTCGCGCATAGCCATCGCCGCCCGCCCGTCCTGCGTCACGGGCTTTGCGTGCTGCCCGCGCCGGTCGTCACCCGTTACGTCCAGCTCCGCGTCACCGCCGCCGCGCCGATCAGCGCCGGGGTGGCTGTTGTGGGACAGACGATGCGTTCGGCGTATGAATATGGCTCGGGCCGCCCGCTGGTCGATACCGGCCGGTCGGAGCGGCTTTGGTCGGGCGGCTTCGGCGGGGAGAAAGGGGCGGTCGCGGGCGGCTATGCCTGGACGATGGTCGACCTGTCCGACACGCTGCGCGATCGGTTGTATGCGATGCAGCTCGACCTGGGCACGACCGGCGATTTCCTCGTCGTCGAGGACGAGGCGGCGACGGACGGCCTGAACGAGCGTATCCACTGGGGCAGGCTACCGAAGTTGGAGACGTTCGAGCGGCAGGGCGACGGCACGTCCAAGCTGCCCATGGCGATCGCCGACTGGGCCTGATGCGCCAGCGCCCCCCAACGGGGCACTGGCGTTCCGACTATCGGGGGGCATGGCTGACCTGTCCCCCTTCGAAGACGCCGCCGCCCACACGCTGGGCATCGAGGGCGGCTTCAGCGACCATCCGTCCGACCGGGGCGGCGCGACCCAATGGGGCATTACCGAGGCCGTGGCCCGCGCCGATGGCTATACCGGCGCGATGGCGGCCCTACCCAAGTCGCGGGCGCTGTCCATCTATCGCCGCCTGTACTGGGATCGCATCGGCCTGGACTGGATCGCCGCCGTCGACCGCGACATCGCGGCCGAGCTTTTCGATACCGGCGTCAATATGGGCGTATCGGTCGCCGTCGTCTTCCTCCAGCGCGTGCTGAATGCCTTGAATCGGCAGGGGCGTGACTATCCCGACCTGAAGGTGGACGGCAGTGCCGGACCCGCCACCGCGTCGGCCCTGCGCGCGCTGATCGCCCGGCGCGGGCTGGTCGGCCGCAACGCCGTGCTGACCTATCTGAATGCCCTTCAGGGCGCGCGTTACGTCGAGCTGGCCGAGGCGCGCGCCGCCAATGAGGACTTCATGCTCGGCTGGGCGCTGCGCGTCGCTTTCCCCTTTTCCATGACCATCAGGAAGGCCGCATGACCCCGACGCTTCGTGACCAAGGCTCGCCCTCGCCGATCGAGGCGGGGACGCATGACCCGGCGGGCCTGCCGCCGCCGATCGCCTTCGACCCCGCCATGGCCGAAGGGCTTCGCCTGGGCGACGACCTGGGCGGGTTGGACACGCTGGACCTGGGGCCGGGCGCGCCGCCCTGGATGACCGCGCTGGCCCGGTCGATCCGGCCGCTTTGCGTCGGCGCGCTGATGGCGATCCCGACGCTGGGCGCGGCATCGGTCGGCCTGGTCGCGGTCGTCTCGCCGACTGCCGCGAAGGCGATGGTGGCCGCCTCCACCGGCTTTCTGGCGGGCATCCCGACCGACATCGTCGTCCTGATCGGGACGCTGGCGTCCGGCTATGGGCTGGCCAAGTCGGTCGAGCGGCTGCGGGGTGCGCGGTGAAGCGCGCCTGGGATGTCGTCCTGCTCGCGGTGCCGGGGTGCATGACGATCGCGGCGCTGGTCATCGTCGCATTGCTGCCCGGCTGCGCCACGATGGGGGCGGACCGCCGGGCCGACGAACAGGCGGCGCTGTCGATCGAGCTGGCCTATCAGGCGACGGCGATCGCGGCGCTGACGGCGATGCACAGCGATGCGCTCAATCCCGCGCAAAAGCGATGCGTCGCGGCGCTGGACGATCAGGCGTTCCGGCAGGTGAAGGCGGCGCGGGACGCCTATGACCACCATGACGGCCTCTTCCTGTCCCAGGTCGTGAATGCGCGAGGGGCGATCACGACGCTACTCATTCGGCGGGGATGCTGACGATGGACGTGGCGACGATCGTCAAGGCGATCGAGATCGTGGGCGCTTTAACGCCCGCTGCAATGCGGTTGTACGAGGGTTTCAGCGTGCTTGTCAGCGACGCCGATCAGGCCGAGCTGGAGGCGTTTTACCTCGCCGCGCGGGACCAGTCCGATCGGCTGCATGATCAGGTCCAGGCAGCGGCGCGATGAATTAATGGCCGTTTCGCCGAATTAATGGCCAAAATTTTTGACCGGCTACAATGGCGCGCCCGGCTGTGGCGCACGGGACAATAGGGGGGACAGGACATGGCAATCGAAAAGGGAAGCGCCTTTCTGCTCAAGATTGGCGACGGTGCGGAGCCGCCTGCCTTCGCGACGATGGCGGGGCTGCGCACCACACAGTTGTCGATCAATGGCGAGACGGTGGTGGTGACGAGCAAGGATTCGGGCGGCTGGCGCGAATTGCTGTCGGGCGCTGGCGTGCGGCATGTCAGCGTGGCGGGCGCGGGCGTGTTCACCGGATCGGCGGCGGAGTCGCGGATGCGCGGCCATGCCCTGGCAGGCACGATCGAAACCTATCGGCTGAGCTTCGAGAGCGGCGGGTCGATGACCGGGCGGTTCCTGGTCACGCGCCTCGACTATAGCGGCGATTTCGGTGGCGAGCGGACCTACACGCTGGCGCTGGAAAGCTCCGGCCCGGTGGTGTCGGCATGAGCGCGAATCCGATGCGCGGCGAGGCGAGCGTTCGGGTCGGCGGCAGCGAGCTGGTCGTACGGCCGAGCTTTCAGGCGCTGGTCGCGGCGGAGGGCGAGCTGGGGCCGTTGTTCGAGCTGGTCGAGCGGGCGGGCGAGGGCAAACTTTCGCTGGGCGAGGCGGCGGCGCTGATCTGGCATTGCCTGCGCGAGGTGCCCGAGGGGCTGAGCCGCGAACAGCTGGGCGAGGCGCTGGTCGATCTGGGTCTGGCTGCGCTGGCACCCATACTGCGGCAATTGCTGCGTCAGATACTGGGCGGCCGATGACCTTCGCCGAGGTGGCGGCGCGGCTGGCGGGGATGGCGGGCGCGGTGCTTGGCTGGTCGCCCGACCGCTTCTGGCGCGCCACCCCGGCCGAGCTTCAGGGAATCGTGGCGGCGATGACGGGCGGGGCGGAGGGTGGCGATCCGCCCTCGCCCGCCACCCTCGCCCGCTTGCGGGAGATGTATCCGGATGGATGAGCAGGATTTCGCACCCCGCATCGATATGCGGGGCTTCATGGCGGACATGGGGTCGATGCGGGCCGAATTGTCGCGCGGACTGGCCGATGCGGCGGAGATCGGCGCGCGCTCGGTCGAGGGGGCGCTGTTGCGCGCCGCACGGACCGGCAAGTTCGGTTTCGAGGAACTGAAGGCGACGGCGCTGTCGGTGCTCGACCAGATCGCGCGCATGGCGCTGAAACAGGGGGTGGGGGCACTCAGCGACGGCGGGTTGCTCGGCCTGTTGGGCAGCCTGGCCTCGGGCCTGCCGGGGCGGGCGACCGGCGGGCCGGTATCGCCCGACCACCCCTATCTGGTCGGTGAGCGCGGGCCGGAGGTGTTCGTGCCGACGAGCAGCGGGCGGGTTGAGACGCTGCGCCCCGGTGGTTCCCCGCGCGACGTGCGGGTGGCGATCACGATCAACGCCGGGGCGGGCGAGGCAGCGGACGTGCTGCAACGCTCCAGCCGACAGGTGGCGCGGGCGGTGCGCGCGGCGCTGGCGGAGGATTGAGCATCTTTCCTCCCCTGCAAGGGGAGGTGGCAGGGCGCAGCCCTGACGGAGGGGTGTCGCGGTGAGAGAGACGGTGGAGACTCACCACCGGGGACACCCCTCCACCATGCTTCGCATGGTCCCCTCCCCTTGCAGGGGAGGAATTGAAGGAACGAAATCATGCAAT